GTCAAAGGGTCAAAGGGTCAAGGGGTCAAGGGGTCAAGGGGTCAAAGGGTCAAAGGGTCAAGGGATCTGTAAAATAAATTGACCCCCCCTGACCCTATAGGGTCAAGGGGGGCAAGTGACTTTTATACTCGGCGGTATGTCACTCCAAAGTATGCCTCGGCAGTATGAAACATAACCTGTTTGTATGTATCATTGATGCATGATGAATTAACACATTGTGAATAATTGACCCCCTGCATGTAAGTCACAATGTGGTACACATCCAACACCTGCCCCTGCATAACCACGCCATCAAGTTGCAACTTGTTTGTCAAGTCACTAGCTTCGGCAATTGACCCCACCCCCTTGACAAACAAGTGCTCGACCCCACCCAGCATCACAATGTAGATTACAACAAACTTTTGCATGATCCTAGCTCCTTATATAATCATAGCTTTTAGGGGTGGGGGGCACTTGCCCCCCTGCTTGACCCCTGTGCTATTGATCCCTACTTTGACCCCTTGCCCTTGCCCTTGCCCTTGACCCCTTTTGACCCCTTGCCCTTTTGGGGCAATTCATACAGGTCGAACTTGATTTTCTTCAACCATTGCCTGACTTTGGGGTCAAAAAACATGGATCTAGCTTTATTGCAATATGCACACTCCACAACAAGATTATTGATTGTAGCAGATCCCCCCAAAATAGCCGGGACGCCATGACTTTGATTAAGGGTGGGGAGCCCCTTGCCCTTGCCCTTGCCCTTGACTTTGGGGTCAATAGCTTTATACTTGACTTTTGCCCCTATTTTCTCACCACATACACCACATACACGCCCCTTGCTTTGGGGGTGATACTCAATACCTTTTAGGCGTGTGGGGCAAGTCTCAGGATCTATAACCTCCTCAATACTGACGTGGGGGGTCTCTTTGCCACTATATACACCCCCTAGTGCATACTTGACCCCATCAATTACTGTGTGCTTTTCTGTGTTGTGTTGTAACACAGAGACCCAAAAACACCATTGTGCATTGTAGTGTTCTGACTTGACGTTCCTCAGGTCACGCAGATCCTTTGACGTTGCTGACGTGGTGATTTTGTACAGGTTATTCACAATAGTGAACCCTGTGATTTTCTTTTGTGACTTGACCATGTTAGGGATCAATATCACTACTGACTTGCCCATTGCCCTACTCCTTGCATGTTGACCCCGAGGGGTCAGGCTAAAACTACCATCTGTATATTAACACAAAATAGGGTCAATACAATAGCTTTTGGGGGGCAATTTTGCCCCCTTTTGACCCCCCCAAAGATCCACCAAAAGCATACACCCTAAAAATAGGGTCAAGTAGTATACTGAAATAGTCATGGATGCCCCTACGATTGCCCACAGTATGCCTGTAATTTTTTTGGGCTACCTACCTATAGGGGGGATAAAAACAGGGGCATCCCAGCCCCTCCTAGGCGACACTCATCCTCACAAAAATTACGAAAGGTCCGATTGGTTTTCGGGTATAAAAAAAAGTCCCCCTAGGTTACCCTAGGGGAACAACGAAATTACAGCTTTCTCATGTCTACAACGAAGACCTCAGCATTCTCAATGGCTTTCCAGAACTCTTGCTTGACACTCTGGACATGCACTTGAATCAAGAACATGGTTGAGTCATTGATGGTAAAGGCAGGTGACCCAGTGTGGGCCTCAATTTCTCTAATTAGCTTGTGTATCTTGGCAAACTCTGGCCATTCTTTCAGCTTGAGTCTAACCGTAATGAGGTTCAACGGCGGTACCTCTTCATCAAACTTGTTCACTAGTTTCATAGACAACTCCCCTCAACAGCGCACTGTGTATTTCATAGATATAGGCGATAGAAAAGATAAGTGTAACCTCGGCGGGGAAGAAGTTAGTATTATCTAGCAAAATAAGGATAGCCGCCCCAGACCAAGTGTACTTCCAAAAACACATAGGAATAGCCAAGAGAAAGATTGGATTATCTAAAAGGTCTGGAATCCAATCATAAATTAGGGCATAGTAAAAAGAGAAGCACGCAAGAACAATGGCCGAGAGTAGAATGATTGTACTTGGTAGTTCATTTCCTCTGAGCTCACCCGGAAAGTTATAGGGTAGGATTTTGTGTTTGTAATCCTCAAGTCTTGCTTTTGCTCTCCTGAGCCATCTTCGTTCCATATTGATACGTTGTCCTGCCTTTCCACACCAATCAATGGTGTTGAGTGTAATTGAAATTCTAAGTCAAGGCCTTGCTTTCTAGCTACCTCTGCAATTCTAGAGGCTATATCACACCAGCCACCACCATAGACATTATAGACTGTATCTAACTTATACTGGTCTGGATGGCCCACTGCTTTATTGAACGACCAAGTTTCCCCGGGCTGGATTGTGAAGTCCTGAATCTTTGGTAATATCTGGTGAATGTTATTATGAATTAATGTGTTATTGACTGGTGACGATGTGTACTCTACTCTGTGAGGAATAAACATGGTCACAGCAATAGCCCAATAGATAATTACAAATCTCCATCTAATTTTGTTTATGTCATCTCACCTCCTCATCAATAATTTCCATACCAACAACTCTCATCTCTGAGAAGTCCCTTTTTACAACAGCTGTGATATACCCATGAAGCTCCGGATGGTAAAATGTAGAACCATACCCTAGCACAACAAAATCACCCTCTAGGTTTAGTCCTCTTTGTAGTACTGTATGTATAAGGCTGACATTCTCCATCTCAAATTCTCTGTAATTAGTCATACGCCATAGTCTACTGATTAACTCATAACGCTCATGTAGATTAGTCATCTGGCAACCCTGTTACCCATACCTTACCAGCACCGTCCATCTTAGCATATGTTCCATGAATAATACCATAAACACGAAGCTTGTCTTTGACCTTGTTTGTTAGTATATTCAGATACTTAGGTCTCTGCTCTCTGTTTAGTCTAAGTGCCTCTTCTAGAGTAGTCGCAAGTGCTTCAAGCACTGGTTTTCTAGCAACATCCATTTTAAGGAACTTCAGAATTGGGGGATTAAGAATCACAGACCAAGAGTACATACTGACCTCAACACCGTCACAACACAAACGAACTTCATACATCTGTGTAGTACCTATGTTAGCCCTAACCTCACAATATCCTGATAGGCTAGGGAAGTAGGTATACTCATCCTCTACCACAAAAAAGATTGCGTTGTGCTTATCAATAATCTTGAAGAACTCCTCAATGGTAAACATCTTACCCTTTAATTCTTCAATAACTGGTTCTATCTTATCTACCATGAAACCTCCACTAGTTGATTGGTTAGTAAATCCCTTAGTTGTGCGAAGCAATAACCCTCGCTACAAGAGTCAATGTCCTTTTTCAAACGGACTACTTTGTCTTTAAATGCTGGGTCTGTCTCGAAGTCTGCATAGTACATATTAGCGGTAATTCTTCGGTGTACTTCATCCATAATAGTCCGTAGGTTATACTGCCTGAACTGTATTGATGCCGTTTCAACAATGTCAGCATTCATAAATGTAGTTTGTGGTAACAAAAGGCTGTCTGCCCTGCTTGCGTAGAAAAACACCGCACAATTTGCCATAAACACTGTTTGTGTATGCTCATCTTGAATATCTCGGTATCTAATGTACATAACGCTAGTGACCAAGTTTAGCCACTATCTCCTTTCGCTTTACTGTGTAATAGTGAAATCCCTTAAAGGCTTCCAGCCTTTCCCTTATTCTCTCTGTTAGGTAAGTAAAGTCGGCATTTGTGTGTAGCTCACCTTTCCAAATACCATCAACTCTCTTACCTACCATCTTTGGTACTAATGTATTATCACCATAAATATCTATAAACAAGTTTGACAATGGTTCTGTGTCTGGTGTAGCATAATGAATATGTAGTCGCCGTAGCATGCGTAAAAGCATAGTAAACTCAGCTTGGTTACTGTCGGCAATACCATCCATGTCAAACTTGTGATGATACAAAATAGTCTTTGGGGAGATGTTATCCACAAAGATAAGATAACTCCCGTGTTGCATCCCCCCGTCAAAATAACAAATCAACTTTGTCATTACTCTTCCTTACGTTTCTTGTGCTTTTCCCTAAGTATCTGAGGTACTGTAAGTTTCCAAGTAATCTTATGGTGCAATCTATGATGTGCACTACCAACAAGGCTTATTTTAACACTGCTGGGTTGCATCATTACTGTTGTAAAGGCCTTGGCGTAAGTGCCAAATCTTTTATACATATCAGTGATACCACCACTCTGGGACTGTGTAGGTGCTTGCCATAAACCAGCATTAGGAATGGTCAAGAATAGAACCCCCCGGCTTCCTAAAGTGGTATAGGTATTAACATCCTCATTCATAGCCCCAATAAACTTAAAAGGTCTATCAACACTGCAAATAAAACTGTTCATACATTTTCTTTTTGAGAATGTGTAGGGTCTATTACTTGTAGAACTGAAGCCAAAGTAATCACCACCTTGAGCAATAGCAATAGAAGCTGCGTCAATGCTTTTGTAATAGTCCAGAAGATTAGCAAAGAGTCTGTTTAGATCCTTGATAGGTTTTTGCTTTGCTATTCCTTTATCAATAACCTTATAGGCCATTTGCTTAAAGTCATCATCTAGGTGCATAAAGTATTTGATACCCAGTTGTTTTGCTATCTTAAAAGTTGCATTTCTGGCGTGAGTGATTGTTCTTCTTTCATCAAAGTTGTTGCCCTCATCACAATCATCAGCCTCAGCTTTCTTGTCAAACATGATAACTGTGTCCCTACCAAAGTTTTCATAGTATCTTTCAGCTGTTTTATCCTCATTGTCAATTACAATGTAGAGCTTACCAGTGTAATTTCCCTTTTTAAGTGTTTTGAGAGTCCAGATATTATCTGGTCTACCATGAGAAAGAATAAAAATACAAAAATCGTCAGGAAGCTGGCTCATTGTTATGCTCCTGTAAGTACTGTTCGTGGATTAGAGTACAAACTCTAACATAACCATACTCAACAGCTGAGTGAAAATCAATAATAACCAAAGCTGACTTTTCCATCAGGTCTTGCATCTCTGGACTTGCATGAGCGTAGTAGTCAGCAATCTTTTCATAATGAAACACAGAGTGTCTGTGCGCTGCCTCAATTAAGAACTTCTTTTCTTCCTCTGGAAGATTAGAAGCTTCAATTTCTCTAATCAATGCTTTGGTTTTAGTGTCATCACAGAGAAGAGCAATGTGTGGTTTTTGATTTTTTGGTTCATAGATAGGGGCTTGAATTTTTGTACTATATTTTTCCTCTACTGGTTTTTCTTCTTGCTCAGTAGCTGGCATATCTATGAGTGCTTTTTGTGTAGCCAAGATTTCCTCCATTATGGCGTTAGGGGAGACATTTCTGCCTCCCCTAAAAGTGTATATAAGTTATTCAGACTTACCAGTAATACCCTTAAGCAACTTCTTTTGATACCAAATCTGGTCAGTTGAAGCTACTACACCTGCCTCAAGGAACATAGAACCATCTTGATACTCAAGCGGACCTTTCCAAAGGCTAGTCCCTTTTGCAAGAACCTCAATGAACTGGTCAAGGGCGGCATCCTCAGTGAATGCTTTTCCTCTTACAAAACCAATTCCATTGGTGTCCATGCTCCCAAAATTGTCCCAATCCGGACCAAACCAGACAAAGTCAGGCTTAAATGTACCAGACTTGTGGGATTCTGCCAACTTCATGTATTCTGGATACCAGTTGAAGTAAGGAACGCCCAAACAAGCCTCTGGGCCTTTTTCACAAGCTTCTGGATGGTCGTAAGGAAGTGAATACACATCCTTACCATCAGCTCTATGCTTGGCTACTTGTACAGCAACATCGGGAGTATCAATTCCACCCATAATTACATCATGACCAGTTGCTACAAAGTCAGTGATGATGTTTACTGGGTCAAGAGTTACACCCGGAATGTTAAACCAGAAGCCTACCCAAACTACATTAAACTCAAGTGGCTTAGTTTCCCCACGAAGAGCAGTCCAGCAGTAGTTAGCCCCAAGATATGCTGAATTAATCAAACGACGAGTCTCATCATTAATCAACGGGCCAACATACCCAATCTTACCAGTCTTGGTACTAAGGGCAGCGGTACAACCAGCAATCATCTTGCCGTATTCCATCTTACCCATCATATTACCCAAGTTATCTGGTGCTTTACCAGTAATACGGTCATCACCAGAAGCATGAACAAACTTAACCTCTGGGTGTGAGAGAGCCGCATTACGAGTACCATCCTTGAAGTCATCTGAGTTGGTAATAATCATTGTAGCCCCTTGACCAATCAACTCCTCAATGACTTGCTCAACCTTGACATTAGGTCGGTCAGCTGGGTTTACCTTGTCAACATAGACAAACTTGATACCAGCATCCTTTTCTACACGCATCATTGCATCGTAGTGGGCTTGACTCCATCCACCGTCATTGATAGGCCCGACCAAGACCATACCAATAGTTGGAACTGACTTCTCAGCCGGTGCAGTGCTACAAGCAGTGAACACCAAAGCTACCAGAAGCAACAAAAATTTTCGCAACATCATTTCTCCTAATTAATTTGCGTGGTGAATTGCGTAGTAGCTCACCACTTAGCCGTTTTGGCTCGCCAAGCCAAGGTGCTTCTTCTAACTAACCTCTCTTTAAGTCATGAACGTTGGGTCTTGGCGATGACCTCATTCATGTTCGCTTTACCACTGCAAAGACTACCGGGAGAGTAGCAACTACGCTTAACCTACTTCAGTAGTATACCATACCTAAAATCAAATGTCAAGAAACTTAGTGACTAAGTTTGGTCAAACCCTACTGAATCAGCAACAAACTTTCCAAATAACTCCAAAGTCGGTTCAACGTCCATATTGTACCACGGAGAGAAGTGAATACCGTAAGGGTAGGCGTCAGCTTCCCATCGCCAACGGGTAGGATTTTCCTGTGAATCCTTTCGTATGTAAAACTGATTATCAAAAATACTGTAAACTCTACACATAACCTACTTACTCTTCTTTCTTGGTAGTAAACTACCACTAGAAGTCTACTGTATTTAAAATTAAATGTCAAATTTGTTGTTTGAGTGGTGCTCAATTCTAAGTCTAGCAATCTCTACATACTCTTCATTCATCTCAATACCTATAAAATTAAAACCAGAAGTTACAGCGGCAATTCCAGTAGACCCAGAACCCATAAAAGGATCTAAGACAATACCATTTTCTGGTGTTACTAAAGTGCACAGGTGCGTCATCAACTTAATAGGCTTAACTGTTGGATGATGGTTTTTTCTAGCAAACACTTTGTTTTGTCCCGCAGTATCTACATCTCTAGAAAAGTCTGTATTTCCTCTTTTAAGTTCAGCTTGGGCTTGGTTTCCTTTAGCAATAAACTTTTCTTCCAAAGAGTCTAGTCCGGCTTCTCTTTCCTTTCCAGTAGTCTTAGCCACATAGAAAAACCTAGAAGCACCCCCAGAATCTGAATGTCCTCTAATTTGGTCTTTACTTCTCGGGGCCATAATACCAGTAACACCTTGTACATTATTACCGTTCCTGCTTGAGCTGGCTTTGCTAGTGCTGTGACCACTTTGATTATCTAAAAGCTCAGCCGCCTCTTCATCTAAAATTAGATTAGCTGGCCAGCGACCAACTCTCTCTGGTGTTATCATGTCTTCTCTTTCAAAAGTACCCAGTCTTGCCTGACCAGCCTTAAGTGCTGGCATAACATCAGAACCAATTCGACTGCCTTGAATATTTAAAGCACCAGTCCCCCAATTAGCTACGTTATTTGCAACAGTACCCTCTAAAGGCTTTCTAGCAAGAATAATTGGCTCTACAGCTGGCTTGAGAGCAGTCCCCCAGCCATTCCACTGCTTAGCTAGGTCAGTAATTGGGTTATTACTCCACATTGTGGCTTCTGAGTCACCAATTTTTGACCAGTTATCATCATTTAGGTTGCTATTTTTGTGCAGACTACCCGTAGCCGGGACTAATTCTCTTTCAACACCAGCAACTTTATCTAAAGCCTTGCTAACATCGTGTGATTTCGGGAATCCTGAACCGTAAAGCCACATAACTGTGTCTCTAATTTCAAAACCAGCAATTCTTAAACTAAGGCTCATCAAGTCCATAGTTCTAGAACCAGCAAAACAGAGAATATGACCGCCGGGCTTTAAAACTCTTAAAACCTCAATCCAAACAGCTGGCGGTGGTACAAAGGAGTCCCAATCCTTATTCATAAACCCCTTTCCTTTGGGAATAAAGGAAAGATTTCCACTAGACCACTCTTTCATTGTCTGTACAATTTTGTCTGAGGACAAATCACTTAGACCATAAGGCGGGTCTGTTACAACACTATGAACAGAATTATCTTCCATAGACTTGAGCCTATCTAAACAGTCCCCTAAAAATAATGTGTATTTCATATTTTCTCCAATAAAAAAGTGCACCCCCTCTCAGAGGGGGTGCTACTATTACCCTTGTGCTTCAGTTACATCAATCTTAACTGTAAGCTCCTCTGGCTTCTCATCATCCAGAATAGCCTTGGCAAGCTCTGGTGAGATTGCCATTTCAATAGACTTGGCTACAATGTCCTTAGTTCTGTTGGTCAATACATCGTCTGGGTAAAGAAACGCGTGTAGATTAAGTGCTCTAAAGAATGTAAAGTATACTGTTTGTGAAATAGTAAATAGAGTCACGAAATTGTTTACAGTCTCCATAGCAGATAATTGTCCATTTACAATACCTAACAGTGTTGCGGCAATAATACTTAGTGCTACTGCAAGCCCAAACTTGTAATAACTAGGCCAACTAACTCTCTGCAACCACAAAACCACAATAGGAATAATTGTCCCCGTAAGTAGAGTGTATAACATCTCTACTGCCTTAATGTCCTCGCTCATGTAAAATCCTCTCTAAATTGTTATTGACCTCTCGGAGTCTGTTCTCAAGATACTCAATACGACCAACCATCTGTGCCTTTTCTCTTTCAAGCTCTGTGATTTTAGCCATCATCTCTTGCTGTTTTCTTTGCTCGTCAATGTTGGCTTTTGCTAATTGTTGGTTTGTTTGGAGCAATTCTTTGTTTTCATCCTCCAATACACTTATTCTATCAGAATGTTGCTTAATTAGCAAGAGCAGGTCATCTCTGAATTTTGACTCAGATGTAGCCTTATTATTTTTAAATGCTACGAAAGAGCCTAACACACCAGTTATAATACCACCGATAATTCCAATTAAACTAGTATTGTCAATTTGGTCAGACATTATTTCCCCACTTTTACTGAAGTTAAACTTTCTAAAATAAATGCGCCACAATTAACCTTACGCCACTTTTTTGTACCCGCCACTTCTTGACCATCAATAACATCGTCATTAAAAGTGAACAAACTAGTGTTTTCTGGTACTGTTGCCACAATTTTTGACTGAGTAGTTGGTGCTTCTCTAAGGTTGGAGCGCACATTTGTGGTCACAATGTGGTTAGGTCTAGTTTTATTTAACTTCCAGTATGCAAACTCCCCGTCACTCACACCTGATGGGTCTATTTTACGACCTCTAGGTACTGCTATGCCTCTGTGAGTAACTAACTCCAACTGTGTGTACATGTTTGCTAGGAAAGTGAGGGCTTGCCACATCTCGCCAGTCCAAACACCCTCACCGGGAGTATAATGTACCTCTACACCAATTGACTGAGCATTTGAATACTTAATGTTAGAGACGTTACCAGCGTGCCAAGCTGTGTACTTAGTAGGGTCTAGCATCTGTACGAGTAAACCCTGTTTGCTGATTATATAGTGTGCGCTAACGTTAGGTGAGTTTAAAAGAAACTGAACTTCATTCTCAAACTTTGTTCCCACTCTTCCGTTTGTTGTGTGCACTACTAGGCTGCTGTACGGTAGATTCTGGCTCCTCAGGCTGTAGCCCACTCCCGGGGGTAGGTTGTTGCTCTTCTGTAGTTCTGGTTTGATTAATATCATCTTGTGGAACCTCTTGATACTCTGTTTCTATTTTTTCCTGCTCTTCCTCATATGTAGTTCCGTAAAGCTGAGCAATAGTGTCCTTGGAGATAGCTCCGATTTGTTGTGCCTGAATTGCAAGTTGAGTGAGCGCAGTGATGTCCTGAAGAGCAATAGGGCTGAAAAATGGCTTAGGCCACCAAGAAAATCCATTTTTCTCAGCCAAATCTTGATAGGTTGACTCAACCCAATTCAGAATTGCATCTCTCAAATCATTAAGAGTGCTGATAGGCCCGAGAGAGGCTGTCTTGTTGTCTGTTGCATTACTTCTCATAGTTTCACCTACTGCAAGAATTCTGGGGAATCCTAGAGCAAGGAAAATATCAGCATTTGGCTCAATGTACTTAGCCTCATTCAACAATGCGTCCATTGGGGGTGTTACCCACCCAATTTCAACAGTATGGTTAGTGAAGAGGTTGAAAACTCTATCACCAGTTACAGAAGCATTAGCCAAAACAGTCTCAGTTGACTTAATATCATCATCAGTAGCTGGAAATGTATCACTACCAATCTTGACGTGTCTGAGAAGTTCTGAGGCTCTTGCGGCTATACTTCTGTCCATAAGTTTCAAGTAGTATTTATGCTGAAGAGCATACAGAGCATTTTGCAGGAACGGCTTAGGGTAATCATCATAAGAACGCAGTTTTCTGTAGATTGGTCTAGCATCTGGTAATGGAAAAATTCTTTGTCCACTTAAAATAGCTCTAATGTAAGCAGGGTATTCTCTGGCTAACTCTTGATAACCCTCTTTGTCGCTAGATCCGTCATCTCTCATACCTTTGGTCATAATGAAATTGACCTCAGCATCAGGAATCTTAATAAAAACTGCACGCTCAGTACCTAAGGGTCTGCGTCTAAGCTCAATATACTCAGCATTTCTTACCCAAAAGTTTGTGGGGAATTGTACTCTTTTTCTACCCAGAGTAGGGTCTACCTTGTTACCCATGATAGTTTCATACCTATACTCTGGTATTGCCATACCATGCAAAAAGTAATCAAGGGCAATTAATTTAAGATAGGGTTGAATATACTCAGCTACAGCATTGAAATACTCAACAGCCATCTCTGGGTTGTCCCTGTCCTTACGGTTTCTAAGTTTTGTGATAGACATATCAACCATTCTATCAATCACAGTACCGACAATAGTATCATTGTCGTAATAAAACCGGCAGAACTTGATAATCTCATGGTACTTGTACTTCTTAGAGTTATCAAAGGGAAGCATTGTTGGGTCATAATAACCTGCGACAAACTGACCATTTACCATAAATGGTGATGGTTGATAGGCAGATACTGACTTTGCTAATTTACTCATATTACCTCGATGTTACATTGGCTGATGGTTTGCCCAAGCCAAAACTACTAACTGTCTGTACCTTACCCCGTAAGGCATATACAAAACACAAATAAGAGGCAAAAATGTGGTCATCATCAGATGCACCGTTACCTCTCTCACCCATGATAAAGTAATGGTCATTACCAGTTATTCTTTTTTGTCTTGTTAGTCTCTCTAATTGAGATAAACCCTCGACATCAACCTCTGAAAAAATAAGAACGCCCTCAGTAACCATGCGTGCAAGTTCCTTAGAACCCCAAGAACGGAATACCTCAGAGAGCTCGGTGTCATCATCGGTTCTGCCGACTGATACACGCTCATTAAAAAGAACAGTAATGATTCGTTCATTGTATTTTCCTGTTGCGTATTCTTCTCTACTAATAAGGGACTGATACATCCCAGCACCACCACCACCAGCACCAACATCAATAGCAATTTTACTAGGGTTGTAGTGCTTAGTCAGATAGTGAATAATTCTCTCTTGCTCTGGGTAGTCAATTTTAGTTAGGCGGTATCTAACCAGAGTTCTGTACTTTTCATCCTTTAGTCCAATGACTTGAATCACTGTCGGGTCAGAAAAACCCGTATCTATTGAGAATATAAGAGCATCATAACCCTTTAGGGTATGTAATTTTAGATTGTCCTCAAAACTCTTTCCTTTCAGTTTGTCAGTATTGGCAAATCTATAGGAGTAGAAATCAAATGGCTCTATTGAAAAGGCATCTCTGGGAATAACTTGGAAACTTGCAGAACCATGCCGGCCTAAAACCAACTGCTGGAAAATATCTTCCTCAATACCACCATACTTTCTAAGAGCATCATTCCAATCATCTAAAGTGAAGTAAGGATTATTCGGCGATGGTATTCTATACTTTTTATACTTGGGCCTACGCATATCCAATTCATACAAAGCAGAGTTTCTTAAACCATTAGGCACGCCACAGTATACTTCTTGAACTTTAGGCTCCCAATTATTCAAGGTAGGCTGTAGTTGATTAAAAGCACTGATAGGAAACAACTGCATCTCATCACCAGCAATCTTTGGAATGTGCAAACCGACCAAGTTATTAGATTCTTTACTACCAGCAATACGGGCATAGAATCTGTGGTTTCTACTACCAAACTTAAAGTCTAGAGTTCCTTTGGATCTATTCACATTGTTATTCAAGAATTCTTTCAACAGAGTTGAGGTAGTAAACTTCAAAACAAGTCGGTCAAACAAAGGTGTCATCTGGCTAGAGTTTGGGGTCACCAAAAGCTGTTCAGATGTTTTAGGGAACTCAAAGTCATTGTTGACAATTTGATAGGTAAGCAAGTCCTCAATAATCACAGAATTATGCACCACGACATAATCAGATATGTATGTTTCATCTGTATACACAGATACTGCATATGTTAAGCTTTCATAATTTTTCTGGGTCTTTTGTTGAACAGGCTCCCACCTAAGAAGCTCAACATCTTCAATACTAGCCACTGGGAAGTTAGTCTTAACCCCGGGAAGTTTAAAGATAGACCAGAACCTATAGGCATTCTCTCTATCAATGGTCTCAAGTATGTAAATCTTGTCATCTACTTCATACTTAAACTTATCAATTAAACGCCGCTCTGTATGTGTGATTTTGGTATTTACCCCAAAGTACATCAATAACTCTTGAAATTCCTTAGTATACTCAAGGTTAAATACCTCTAAGGCAACATGGTCTTTTGATAATGTGCCATACTGAGCGAACACAGCCTCTAAGAAAACCTTGATGTTATCAAGTTTCTCTTTCTTCAAGAACCCCAACTTCAAAATTCTACGCTTGTCTACTGAGTACATACCAATCTCTTGCCACAAGTTCCTGAGGTAGTGTCTAGTTTGACCAGTGCGAATTCTTTCTAAGTAATACTTACCATCCTCTTTCCTAACTGTACAGTAAGTCTCCTTGGCAATTAACTCTAATTCCTCGGCAATCTGATTAAACTTGGGTTTAATTCCCATGTACCCCACCAGTCTAATTCTGTTCAAAGCAGAGTACCCAAGCATTCTCAACTCATACCAAGAGAAACTATCGTTCACACAGTGAGTTGATGGCAAAATGTTTGTCACAGTGACCAAATCACCGATTTTAATATCCCCGGCCAGCTTAAATCCCTCTGTCGTCAATATCGGATGATTATCCGTACAACTAATTTTCATACCGTTAGGAAGTGTGAGGGTCATCACTTTTTTCCACTTATCTTTAGTCACCACGGCTCTACGGGGTCTGAACTGACCATCAGTCCCATAGGCATAGGCCATAAATGACTTCCCCTTGAGTCTGAGAAGCTGACTGATTGTCTTGTACCCCTCTGTGGTGTAGACTCTGGCACTGGGCGGTTGACACTTACCAATAGACCGCCCGCCAGTTATTACTAGGTGTTTATTCTGGTCAGTCAGAATCTCTTTCTGATATGGTCTATGCTTAAACTCATCTGCGGGCCAGTTATTCTTATTCATGTCACCTTGGTTAGTTGAGCGCAGGAATTCACTCAACCAAACCGGGTCCTCAATAACCTCTAAGAGTGCAAGCTCAGCCTCTTCAATCTTTTTCTGTAGAGCCATCATCTTCCTCTATAATAAACATTTCTTCTTCACTATCAAGCTCTGGACTATCTCTAACTGCGTCTGGTTGAACAACCTCATAGAGGTATTGCTTGCGCCACTTGTAGTCTTTGATGTCAAACAGAACACCTTCAGACGCTGCCTTTCTAGTCATAGTAATTCTTTTGTTGCATTGACTACACTGGCACTCAAAATGGAATGCAGTGTGATCCATTACGGGTGCGAATCTTGCGACCAGAACTTTGCAGTCTGGACAATATACTTTAATTAATCTTTTCTCTAAAAAATTTTGCGCCACAACTTTTAAGTTAGTGATGTAGGAGGCAATACTATCACTGTTTTCTGATTTTCTTGTCTTGCGGTCAAGAGCAAGTGCTCTTTCAATCTGCAAGTTTCTTTCAATGAGGTCACGCATAGCATTACTGATGTTTTTAATGCTGTCAATATTGTCTATAGCAGACTCCTCAGTCAACTGCAACAACTCAGCCTGTAAACGCTCCACAAGGACTTGGTTGTTTATCAACATCTCAAGATTTGCTCGGTCATTTGGTGAGTTGAGAGTTTCTAAGTCATATTTAAGGCTGTATTCCTCTAATATTTCCTGAAACCTTGATTTTTTAGCCATAAATGCCCCTAAAATAAAAAAATTGAGGTAGTTTTAGAGAAGTATACTACCCTAAGGTATGTAAAACTCCTATAAAACTACCTCTCTACTAATATACCCTATTTTTGTGTCAGTTAGCGAACTGGACAAGCCCCCCCAGCACAGTCTGGGTCAAACTCATCGTCAGCACTCAAATCTGACTCACGGAGGGTCAACTCACTCACAATTCTCTGCCAGCTAATGTGCTCAACCTCATTCTTACGCTTAGCATACTGCTCAAGAGTAATCTCCTCATAAGGCATCAATGGGTAAGCAGTAGTATTCTTGGGTAAGAACGACACGCCAATATAACTGTCCCAATCCTCAAGAATTGCATCAATCAAACCATCAACTTCCTCTGGTGAGAAAGTGATAGTAATTGAGGTGTTGTGGTCGGTCCAACAATCTTGCAGAATAAAGTAACGCTTCAACTGTTCCAAGGCTGACTCAGTGTTAGCTGAGCGAGTAGCACTTGTCTTAATTGGGAACTCAACCACCCAAGTCTGAGCAGTGTCAAGAACTTTCATCTTCTCAAAATTACTGAGCTTGCTAAAGTCCTCTGGCCGCATTGTGGTTGCTTCTGGGTAGACAGGGTAACCTACTGCAAGCATAGTCTTAGCCAATGGGTCAAATGAAGAAATACGAACACGACGAATGTAATATGGTGCATATGAGCTATGTGCTCCTGATGAAACAGTTGGAAGCTGTGAAATAGTACCACTTGGCTTCACGGTGGTCACCAAAAGAGGAGCTGGAATACGCATCTCTGATGCATACGCAATTGCCTCACGATTAGCTACACGGTTCAAAGTCAGCAACAATGAACCAAGAGTCACATCAAAGAAATCATCAACTACGGGAACAAGTGAACTATCACTTGATGTATCTACACCAAGGGCATCCATGGCCTCAACATAGCCAGTCAAACTAACACCAGTCAAACGGTCACGCTTCTGGACTTCGTCCCAGTGAGGAAGCTCCAGATTTACATTGGTCATACGCAAGCCTACACGAGTAGCCAAGCGAATAGCTTCTGAAAGCTCCTCAACATCAAGGCGGTAAAGGTTATTGTCATACTTAACAAAAGAAGCTACATTAACCTCTGACAAGTTACAAACACCGTTTGGTGCAAGGAGAATCTCAGCACAGGGGTTTGTACCAGCATAGTTAGGACGACGCAAGCTGGCCGCTTTGGCGTTAATAAAGCCCGGCTCACCATTGTTCATAACTCGGTTAAAGATGTCCTTAAGCTGTGCTTTGGTGGGCTTCTCCGTGAAGTACACCGAGTTGTTACTCATACCACGGTAGTAGAACTCAGCCTTGCTTGGGTCAGACCACAGGTCTACCTTAGCGTCCATGACTGACTTGTCGTTAATGTCAAAAAGAGTAATCTCTGATGAACGACGAACACCACCCACTACAACACAAGAACCAATAACATTCATAATGTCCATGGCCTGAACAGTTGAAAGCTTAGTAGTACCTCGGCAAACAACCTTGTGAATCTGCTTGAACATATCACGCAGGGCAGTGTGTCCTGAAGCACGACCACCAAAAGTCTTAAGAGCCTCCCCTTGAGGGCGTACGTGGTCATAGTTAATCATGATAGATTCAACAAACTCATCACTTGTTAGAGTATCAAAGTAGATGCGAAGAGCATCAACCCAGCCCTCCTTTGAGTCCCCTACAATGATGTAAACACCACCTGAGTCTTTGTAGACATGGGTGGTTTCAAGACGCTCATTCTTTGGCTTGGGGTGATAAGGCTTGTGAGCTACCACAACATTGGTTTTAATCTCCTTAAGCTTAGCTACATCTGATGGCAAGACGCGAAATCCTACACCGGTGCCAAGCATAAGCAGATAAAAAGCATCAATGAAAGAGCGGTAGTCATCAACTACTGTAAACGAGCAGTTGAAGTTTGACAACGGAAACTTAGTTGCCGCTTCAGTACCACCAATCCACATGGTTCGGCCAGCAGTGAACAACTTCAAGTTAAACATATTGTCAAACAAGTTCTGAGCCTCATCCTCAAGCTCTTGCTTGGTAGCAGGGCCATCATACAAACTCATGCTATATTCAACTACACGCTGACAAGTCTCTTTCCAATGCTCACGACGATGCTCGTCATTGTTCCAACGTGAGTAAGTACGAAGATAGACAAATTGACCCAGAAGTGAGTTCCACTCTGGGTTATTTGGGTAACGATTCAAAAACTCTTGACTAAGATACATGTGTTCCTCTTATTATAAATTTATTCAGGCAACGCAACACTGGACATAAAAGTTAAATGTGATAGAGAATCCTTAAATGCTTGTAACTTCAGAGCATCTTCATAAGCATTGAGAGCTCGTACACGCAACAAGAAGTTAAAGTCCCTGAGAGTATCCACATCAGCTCCTACATCAACAGTAATGAAGTCGCAATTATCGTCTCCTTGACTAGCGACAGATAGTTTAACTGTAAAGACCTTTGTGTCCTCGTTATAAACCCACTCAACCACACTAAACTTATACATCTTCATCGGTTATCACCACTGCCTTTGATAACTCCTCGGGCCTTACGACTTGAGAGCTTTTTGTAGTTCTCATAGAAGATGTCAGAAATAGTAATTCCTAGGTCATCAGCTACAGCTGTTACATACCAAACCACATCACCAAGCTCTGCTACAAGCGCATGAAATGATTCTTGGGAAAGTTGACCATCTTCATCTCTCATGATTTTCTTCAACTTTCCAGCAACTTCACCAGCCTCATTAGCTAGACCTAGAATTGGATAGACAAGAGTATACTCTTTGTCATAAGCTTTTGTGGACTTAACAAAGTCTTGATAGGCTTGTAAACTGTCCATATCAATATTTGCTGGTACATAATCCTCACCCTCATCATTAACTGGTGTATTGTAATCTTGTGTCATTTACCCCACTTCCCCCTTAAAAGTAATAATGAAATTATAGCATAGTTCGCTAAATCTAGCAAATTATCCTCAATACTCTCGTTCTTGGGACTCTTCTGTCCAGTAAAAGTACCAGTGGCAATATCAAAACCATAAAGATTCATCAATCTAGCGGTCTTGTCCCAAATTCTTACAACAGATCCAACCTCACCAGTCCCTAACATATTCCAAGGGGAATAATCTTGATTTTTAACAATAAGAATATGGCGCAGAGTCTCCATAATCTCCTCAAGTTCCTTGGTTTGTTCTGGGTACTTTACATATCCAGTAGCTTTGTTTTCCATACCTTTCTCCTTAATTTCCTCCTTAACTAGCATCCCAATTACTTCTCTAAAAGAATCTCTAACTTGTTTATCAAATTCTTTATTAGAGTTTGTATTAATATCTATATTAATAATTATTATATCCTTTCTAGTATATTAATTATAGGGTACTTGGGTCCCTAACCCCCCTACCCCCCTAATATAACATATATTTTCAAGCTTGTCAAATTTGCTATTTTTAGCGATAACTGCTAAAATAATGCTGGGTATTAATATACCCTATTAAATTGTCAGGAGGAAAAATATGAATAAACTGTGCGCTGTCTGTGATAGTTATTCTACCAGTAATTCAATATTCTGTAAAGATTGTGAAATAATTTATAAGGGGGTGGAAAAAGAACCTTGGTTTATTGAACTTACTGCGCTTATGAGAAAACAACGTCAGATTGATTACAAAGAAAGATTTTCAATCTATGACCAACCTAGTACCCCAAGCTACAGAGCTAACAGGCGTAAGGGTAGACCTAAAGTGTCTTTAGTCATCATGGAATTAATCAGGAATATCAAAAAAGACTTTCCAGAAATATCCGTAAGAGAAATTGAAGAGATGTGTAAGAAAAGTGACATTTTTGTATCAAGAGAAACTATCCGCAGAATTTTGACACAAAAATAGTATATAATAGTAGAGAGGTATTTTTTATGTTAAGGAGGCCTCATGGGAATACCAGTTCCTAGTTCAACGCCGATTACAATAGCGGCTGAAGAGATAAACGAAGAGTTTTATCAAACATTTACAATAGCTGACAATACGGGTCAGCTAATCCAGTATACAAACCCACTTCCTACTGATGTAGCAATTTCTGGTTATGCTAGTATTTCATCAACCTATCAGGGAACAGTAGTTCCTATTGGTGGTGTCTACATCAATGACTTAACAGGTGGCGATTTTACCGAAATGGTTGACGGTGAGATGGGTACTGTAAGAGTAAACAACAGAAGAGCCTTGATGGCCGCTTCTGACGGTCAAGTTACAATACTTACATCAGCACTTTCAAATAATTACCACGATGTAGTTGTGGCTAGCGGTACCTTTACCGGTACTGTAGTCCCTGCTTATTCTTCATTCTTTACATACACATCAGATACACAACAAAGACATGTTTACATTCCTATGTCACGCTCTGGTTTTAGAAGAGCTACTATTTATGTTAAACACTCTCTGGTAAATGATTCAGATGCTACAGCGGCTTCAGTACCCGTTACTATGTATGCAGACTTTGGTCAGTTTGAAACAGACTTTCAAATTTACCTAGGCACTATAAGTGGCTTGATAGGTCAGTCAGTTGGTAAAGCATTTACGTGCTACAACACAACAATTTCTGGAAGTGGTTATGAGTACATCCCTGCCCTTGATTCCCCTCTGGCAGGTGTTTTTATCACAATTAGCCCGTCTCAAGTGGTTAGTGGTGATTTTGAAATTTACGCAAGTAAAGGAGCATAGATGAAGTCAGGACAGTTCGTTGAATGGGACTCTTCTGGTGGAACTGCTAGAGGGAAGATAGTTAGGATTGTCCGTAACGGGGATGTTCCTAATATTGATGCAAAGGTCACAGGAACACCCGAAGAACCAGCGGCCCGTATTCAAATTTATAGAAAAGATTCAGATGGTAACTATGAACCTACAGACACTTTTGTAGGTCATAAATTAACTGAACTACGCTCAATCAAATCACTTGCTGAAGTAGAAGAGCTGACCCTTATGCAACGTTACCTTATAGACACTTTAATTACAGGTGTTGAGTATGTTGGTATGTTTGATAAAGGCATTGGTGGTCAGGGTGCTCATTACATCCCTGCTGAGAAAAATGTTTTTGCCAGTGAGGGTATAGCATGTAAAAACTGTGTGTTCTATGCAGAGGACTCTATGTCTTGTTCAATAGTTAGGGGCGAGATAGAAGAGAATGCTGCGTGTAAGTTCTGGATCATTGAAGAGGAATATTTGGGCCTAGCCCCATCCGATGACACAGATACAGAAGAAACAATGGAGGACAGCAGTGAGCAAGTATAGTAATATCAACTTTAGCCCTCCAGACGGCGTGAAAAGCGCAGCTAGAAGAGGTCTAGAGTTACACGAGAAAGGCTTAAGTGGTAGTGGTCTTGAGGCCGCTACTGTAGCTTGGGCTAGAAAATATGTTAGTGGCGACAATGTCTCACCTGAACGTGCTCGCATGGGTAACAGATTTTTTGGGAGAAACGCAAGATTTGCTAATGCCCCCAAAGATTCACCTGCTTGGGTGAGTTGGTTACTCTGGGGTGGTGGTGCTGGTAAAGCATGGTTCGCCAGTCTAGTGAGGCAAATGGATAACGCTGATAAGAAATCAACATCAACAGCACTCCCCGGTAAGTTGAAGTTAGCTGAGGCTGATGTAAACAACCCACTTCTTCGTAAGATAGAACTAATTTTAACAGACTTTGAACCAAATGCAAATAATGAGGGAATACCGGTCGAAGAGAAAAATAATATTATTAAGACCGCCCTGAACATGCCAATTAAGATTGCTATGTCAGAGTCATCTTATGGAGGTCATGCTAATGCAGTACCAATCGGACCTATCACTAAGGTGTATGAAGATACACACGAGGGTAGAGAAGTAATTAAAGCAGAGGCCATGATTTGGGGAGATGAGTTTTCAGATGTATACACACTTCTAAAGTCTGTGGCTGAGGAACGTGAATACATAGGTACTTCTTGGGAGGTTTACTACTCTGCTTCTGACGAAAAAGACGGTGTAAACTGGCTAAGAAATGTTACTTTTGCAGGAACATGTATTGTCGATACACCTGCATATGGAAATCGAACTAAACTTTTAAAGGTTGCAGAAAAACAAAAAATGGAAGAATTACAAAAAGAAATTGAGTTGCTTAAGGCATCACTCGCAGAAAAGGAGAATGAAATCAGTGTCCTACAACAACAAAATGAAGCCTACAAAGAAGCCGATGAAAGGCGGGCAGAAGCCGAAAGGCGGCAGAATGTAATTAACCGCTTGATTCAAGCAGGTTTTACCCAATCAGAGGCTGAAGAGAAAGTTGAGTTTTATGTGAAAATGGATGATGAGGCACTGGAGTTTGTTATCAAAGATTTTGCCTCAAAGAGAACTCAGGCCTCAAACAAAAATCAGGACATTGATGTTATTCCAGAGCCAAGATTGGGTCAAAACGGTTATGATGTCAATAGTATCGTTAAGGCTCTTAAGAACCTTAAAAAGGGGTAGTTAATGCCGTTTGAATACCGTGATAACCAAGGCAGGGTTTATGACTACTGTGTTTATCGGGTTGGTGACGATAAACCAATGCAGTGCTTCGAGACAGCTGAGGAAGCTCAAGCCTATTGGATGGCACTGACAATCGGAGAACAATTACCAAGCCAAGCAACCGCTGAAGATAAAGAGCTAGCCCAAAAAGTAAAACAATACTTTAAGGATAAACGCTCTAAGTGGCTGTAGTTGTAAACCCTCGCTACAGTATTCAGGCGGTTGCTGGTAAACACGCAGTGATTGAGGGAAGAGCTGTAATTATCTCTTCTGATGCCGGTGTGGATGACTTACCCAGTGTAGAATATCCAGACCACATAAATCCTACTAAAGTGTGGGTTGCTTTATGCCCACCTGAAAACTTTATAAAGCCAATTTCACATGAATTGTACACGGCTACATATAAAGCAATTTACAATCTAGAAGATTCAAATATCTACTCAAACCCTATTTTTACAGAAGAGTTCTGGTTAGAGAAACACTCCATAATGAAAGCACCAGTAGTGCATAGGTACGAAAGACTAGCCTTATTTAGGGGTATTGTTGGTATAACTGAAGAGTGCCATCAGGGAAATGACCAAATTAAAGTCCCCGGTGCTAGTCTAGCTATAGACCCCAACGGTCTTTTTAGAAAAGTAGATAAAAATCACCCAATAATTGTAGGAGAAACTGTTAGGTATAGTGCTCAAGCAGGACTTCTCTACATAAATGTATTTTAATAACAGAGGTAAAAATAAAAAATGGCTGTACTTGTTACTTCAATGCGCTCAAGACAGGGCGTAGCGGCTGCTACTATTGTAGAGGGCCGTGCTGTGGTTGTAGGTGCCTCGGGTGTTCGATATGACCTCCCAAATGTTACCTACGCCTCGGCCAACACCACCCAAGGTGTTTATGTTGCGTTTTTTCCCCCGGATAACTTCCCACGTCCGACTATTGCTGATATGTACACTGCTCCTTTCTTGCAGACCTACAACATCAACAATGCCAATATCTACGGTGACCCAACTCTCACACAAACTCAGTACCTTGTTCCACGCTCACAGTGGAAAGAGCCATCAGCCTACAGCGGTGAGTTGATTGCTCTTCACTGGGGCAAGATTGGTATTACAACCGGCTGTTTTGTTGACAGTGCAAACATTAAGATTCCCGGAAACAAGATTAAGGTTGCCGCAAGTGGCTTGTTTGAGTATACTGCCTCAGCTAATGCTGTTGGTGAGATTGACAGATACGATGCCATGACCGAGACCCTCTATATCATTCTTTACTAATTGGAGAAATATTTAAAAGTAATGGAACAAAATCAAGAATTAATGCGTGCTGTAGCTGAGGCCGCAAAGACTGCGGGCCAAGGCCCAAATGGTAAGTCAGCTTTTGCTGAGATTATCATTCAGATGGTTGAGCCAAATCACTTGTCACTTGACCTCTTCAGCACTTTCATGCCAGTAAGACAGGCTACGCTTGGCGATACTATTATCAAGAGAGTAAGACGTGGTCGATATGGTGTACAGTCAATGGTGCCCGGTACCAACCATTTGGTTTCGCAGCCCACGGACGTGCAGGATTTTCACACCTACATGTTCGATAGGCTGATTGCGGGTGCTCGTGAGTCAACTTGGAATCTTAGAAATGGTGACCTTACTAGTGTTGAGCGTATGCGCCAGCAGATGCAGTGGGATCTCACTGACAACTTGGTTACCAAGGTGTTCAACTTGCTTTCGTCAGTCTGGAATACGACTGACACCCCTCTCAACTATGTTGAGACCTCGTCACTTACTTACACGACTTTGGACACCATGATTGAGAATGTTCTTGATTATGCTGGTCAGGTCAGAGCAATTATTGGTACCCGTAGAGCCCTTATGCCTATCTACCAGTTTGCTGGTTGGCGTGAGTATGCCTATATGGATAACACGATTAACAACATCGCCTATCCAATTACTCCTAAGTTGCTTGAGTACCTCAACACCAACAGAGTGTCAGCCTACAAGGGTATCACTTTGGTTGAGTTACCTCAGGTATTCAACAACCAACTTCCAAACATGCGCCAGAGATTGATTCCTGATGACAAGATTCTTGTTGTTGGTGCCAATGCCGGTGAGATTATGATGTACGGTGGTGTTGAGTATCAGGACTACACTGACATGACCATTCAACCTGCTGACTATGTTCTCAATGCTTGGATGCAGTATGGTATGGTTGTTGATGCCGCTGAGAATTTGGGTGTTATCAAACTTATTTAATTTTCTATATAGAAAGGACGGGGGAAGAAATTCCCCCTTAGAGGTTTATGTCAAAACAAAATATTTACTACGAGCTGTCAGATAAGGTTGTTAAGAGATATGCTAAAGTACCAGTTCACTTAGTAGCTGGTGTTCGCATTGATCCTTATGACCAGAAGAATACTATCAGTTGGTTGCTGATGACTGATGCTTCCAACTACGATGAGAAAACTAAGCAAAAAACCTTTGTTTACGAAGATGAAGTAATTGAGCTGTATTCTCAGTATGAAGCTGATGCCTTTGTAAGACTTAACAAGAAACTTATTGAGCGTGGACTCCTTAAAGTATACACAGGTTCAGGTAGCACTGTTGATGAAACTAACACAATGAGTGACGATGAACTTTCTAAAATTCTCTCTATTAGGAGTAATGAGGACTTCGCTTCTGAAATTAATAAACTATCAAGTTCACTTACACTGACCCGACTTAAGCAATTTGCGATTGATATGGGTAAGTCAGTAAAGCGAGTTCATGTACTCGAAGCCCGCATTAAAGAACTAAATGACAATAGTTAATCTTGATGATGTTTTACTTATTAGACAAAAAGCAGAGGAGTTTTTAAAAAGCCAAGCACAACTACTTAGATTTTTAGGAACTACTACAGAAGATGGCGGTATTATCCAACAATACGCACCCCCAGAGAATATTATCTGTAGAATAATTAATAGGTCTGGTGATGTAACAAGCTCAGCCGCTGCTCAATTTCGCGCACTACAGCAATCTAGTACAAGACAACTTTACAGAATTCAAATACCTTATGATTTACAAGTCTCTCTTAGAGATAGGATTATCTACAATGGTAAAGCATTTGATATTAAATATGTACCAGTCAGGCATGAGTTGATGGGTGCTCAAATTATCTTTGTAGAGGAGTTAGACTAATGGCTAGAGTTAGGCTACCAGATGTAGTTAGAATAGCTATCAGAAAAGCTGACCCTACTAACTCACTTAAATTTTTCGATGAGTATCAAAAAGGTATTAACAACATAGCTAAAATGCTCGGAAAAAGAACACAAGGCTATGTACAAAGCATAGCCCCTTATAACTACGGTGATTTAGGTGGTGAGCACGGTAGACTTAAAAATGATATTGAGACAGATGTAAGTGAGAATCTGGGTGAAGTAAGTATTGATACACGCGTAAATTCTGAACTACCCGTTAAGGCTATTGTTCAGGAGTTTGGTTATCCTAAAGATATGAAAAAGGGGGCAAGTATACTCAAATGGGACGATACAGTATCTAGGTGGAGAGTCCCTTACAAACCAAACCCTAAAAGAAAAAGTCAGTATGCTGGGCATCCAGCTGGCAGAATTAAAGGCTTAGGTTATTTAAGAGTTGGTGCTTTTATGGCAGGTGAGTCTTTGTTGACTGATAAACCAACAATGGGAAAGAAACCCTCACCACAAGATGTTAAAGATTATAGAAAAAATATCCAAACCAGATTTAATCAAATGGTTAGAATGTTTACATTAGCTTTTGCCAAAGGCAATAGGGGGAGAGTTCCCAACTATGTATTTAACAGAGTTAAATTACCCGAGCAGGGCTTTGTCAGCAAATATACATCTAACTTAAACTCAAATGTGACTAAAGTACCTTTAAATCTTATTATATCTGAAAGCAGGTTTGACAAAAATGTAAGGTTTGATAGGTCTGCTGTATTAAGAGGTTCTGAAAAAAGATTAAATACCATTAAAAATAAAAATAGAAACAGGAGAGACACCTAGTTAATGTATGACCCACTGCTCTATGCAAACATTTGGAAGTTTATTTCTCGCTCTTTGAGCGGTGTTATGCCTGTGTATAGTGGGCGTGTTTACTATCAGGTCGCACCTGCTAATTCTACATTTCCTCTATTAGTTTATCAACCAGTAGTCAACCAATCGTATGCAACACTGATGTTAAATGACAGCTACTGGGAGGGCCTAATCACATTTCGTTCTTTAGCACCTACATTTACAGAGGCGCAGGATAAACTTTCGGAGTTAATTTCTGAAATATCTACCACAAAAACAATAACAGTTAGCGGAGTTGCAGTACCCCACAGTGTACGCTACTGTGTTTACGAAGTTCCAAGTTTTCCTGTAGAGCGGTTAACAGATGGTTACATTTATACAGCCGCTGTTACAATGGAAGCTTATATATTTCCAAATGACTATTAGGAGAAAACACAAAAATGACCATTATTAAAGGTCTTGACGGTTGGCTTAAGATTAAGGCCTCTGGCAGTAACGAGTATGTTAATGCTAGGTTCATTTCTCAATGGCAAGCTACGCTCAACACCACTCAGGTTGACCAAGGTCCGTTCTTGAACGACGGAGGCAAACTCTATACGTTCACTACCACTAAGAGAATTACTGGTAGCTTTGATGTGACTCTGCCAATCAACAGAACAGATGTTCATACTTCACTCATTAATGCCGCTAACAGTGGCCTTGATGTTGGTCTCAGGCTTATCTCTAAGGGTGGCTACACATGGGAAGTTCCCTCGGGAATTATTACGGGTTACAATGTAACAAACAGTGCTGCCGACGCAGTTACTATGAGCTTTGATTTCACTGATAACGGTGGTTTCAGTCTGTATGCAAGTACAACTGAGAATTCAAACAACGAGCCCTAATAAACAAACAACTCCCCCCATGTCTAACATGGGGGGTATTTTTACTTAAGGAGAATTTATGATTGACTTTTTAACGGGAACTGGTGACTATTACGAGGATGTTGACGACTTTCTCCAAGACGACCAGACAATTGAAATTGATGTCCAGCTTCAAGGTATGAACAAGAGACTTAGAATTAGAGCACTGTCATTTGCTCAGATGGAAAAGATTAACAAGCTCTCTCAAAAAGAGGGGGTTATTGACAACAGTGAGTTTGTACTCAATACACTTATAGAGGGCATCGTTCGCCCAAAGTTTAACTCAGCTCAGGCTAAAAGACTTTTGGATGCTCACGGTGAAACGGTGAAAGAACTTGCAGAACACATTTGGAAACTTGGAAGAATTAACAAGAGAACTTTCGATGAGTACATCAAGACACTACAGGACTTTAGAGACTTACCTAAGCCTGAGTGATTATGTAGGTATTCATCACACAATAGAAATTGCTAATATTGTATTAGAGGAGACAGCCCACTGGTGTTCTTTTCTAATACCTACAGATAAATTAAACCTACTTCATGTAAAGTCTATGAGAAATGCAACAGCCCTAGACTTTGACATACTGTTTAGAGTTTTAACAAAAGATAAACTAGGCGACATAGCCAGAAGAAAAGAAGAAATCGCTCAAAAAGAAAAGGAAGAAATACAGGCAGAAGAGGCAATAGTTAGAAGTCTCTTAATGGAGCAATAGTGTGTCCAGTGTAATCAACATACCAATTCAAGTTAGCACTACTGGTATACCCCAAGTAAAAGCTGACATGAAGCAATTATTTGCAGAAATAAATAGACAATCTGAGGTAACCGCTACTGCTTCGGGTAGAAATCTACAATCGCCACCAACTACAGTAGTTCAGTCCAGAAATAGGGCGACAAAACCTAGAACTATCTCAACTGACCAAGACCTACAAAGCTTTATTGATGCACAAATTGGCCCTACTGGGTTACTCAAGAAGTATGCAAGGCAGTTTAATAGAACAGAACTGCTGAAAAAGCTTGAGAGTGGTGCTTCTTTTGTAACTGCTGAGGGAGCAAAACCTCTAGATGAATTAGCTAGTTTTTATGGTGAAGTTGCTAGGTATTTACGAGCTAAAAAGTCACGGTCAAAAGACAAAAAGCTACTACCGGCTCAAATAGAAGAAGCTGAAAGATTAGCAGACGATGTCAGGGCTAGCCAAGTTCCGGGTAGAGTAGTTAAGGCAAATAAAGCCACAGACAAGGCTAGGTCTGATATTGAGTCTTTTGCCACCCAGCTCAGAACTAAGGGTTTTGCACCAGCAAGTACCTACTTAGAAACTGTCACGCAGTTTATTAGAGGTGTTGGTCAGAACAATGAAAGCATTAGAAAATCACTAGAGCAGTACGAAGAAAACCTATTAAAGAATAGAATAACCCCAGAATCATTCCAAGTAGGTATTGCTGGTCTAGCTAAGGCAGCTAATAGAGAGCTGGGCACAGCGCAAAGAAATGCTGAACAACTGTTTAAAGAGTCTGTAAAAGCAAATGCTGGTAACTATGCGGCGGCCTACCAACAGGTATTTCAGAAATTATTACCTAGCGGTATTACACCTAAATCAGGGTTAGTAGACCAAACCGTAGCTGGTTCTCTAAGACAGCAATTACTTAATAGCGCTCAGACGGGTCTTCAAAGAACAGCTGGCAGAGACCTTACTATTAGAAGAGCTGATTTTGCAGAGGTAAATAGATTAGCTGGCAAAAAGGATGCTGACCCGCTGGAGCTTGCTAAGCAATTAAATGCGGCTGAAGCTTCGGTCAGAACCAGAATACAAAACATAAACAACCAACTAGCTGCGCTGAAGTCTGCTGCGGCCGCTACAAACGACCCTCAATTAACTGCGGCAATATCAGCTGTTGAAACTCAGTTACAAACAACTATAAGTGCATTCAGTCAAAAAGTTACTGATGAAGTACAGAGAATTAATGACAAGTTTATTCAGACTCAGCTAGGAATACAGCCAAGCAAAAAATCAAGACAACCAGACTTAGCTTCAGACAGATTTGTTAGTGAAATAAAAACATTTGATTCAACACTGCCAAAATTAGCTGACATTTTAAGAGGAAGTACTAGAAACCAAAGTGCTTCTGTAGACAATTATGTAAGAGCCGCTAATACATTAGATGCTGAAATAAATAATGTAATTGATAATAGATTTGCTGCCGCTATTGACAGGTTCAATGATGCACTTATATCACAACAACCAGCCTCTAAAATACCGGGTATGCAAGTGCCTTTACCTCAGTTGTTGTCAAGAACTTTATACAGAGATATTCTTTCTGGTACAGGATTCTTCAACCAAGAAACTACAGCTGGTAGAGTAAATGCACTTGGTCAGTTAAATGCTCAAAATATTAGAGCACAGGTACAAGCTGCGGCACCAACACTGACAAATGACCAACTAGATGTAGTAACTCAGCAACTTATATCACAAATTCAAGATTTAATTCAATCATACAGAGTTCTCGATGAGCTTGTAGACAAGGTCAACATAACTAGGTTTGCTGAACTTAGAGCGGCTGAAGAGTTAGCCATTTCTGAGGGTAGGTTAGCAGATGCTCAAGCTCTTAGAGCACAGCAAGAGTTTTTAAGAGGTGTAGTACCTACTCAAGCCACTGGTCCCGTTACCCAAGCAAATGCAGTTATGCGTATGGGTAATCTAGACGCAAACACTCTTCTTGGTATGGGTTTTTCTCAGAAAGATGTAACCAACTACTTCGAAGATGCGGCAAGAAGAGACGCTAAAATCAATAGAGCTGGTCAAAATGAGCGTGGCTATTTTGAACGATTCTCTGCCTTTGCTGGTAGATTTGGGGCAGTCATGGGATTTCTTCAGTCTACTATTGGTGTGGCAACTACTCAGTTACAACAGTTTCTTGAACAAGCTAATGAAATTGAAAGAACAGCCTCGACAGTAGCTGCTGTGTCTGGTAGTTTTGAAAAATTTTCAGATGTTGTTAGAGTTGCCTCCATTCAACAACAAAAGTTTGGTGGATCTCTCAATGAACAGCTTAGTGGTTTTACTAGCTTAGTCCAGATTACTAGAAGATATAATGTAGACCTAGAACAACTTGATAATGTGGCCCGTAGATTGGCCATCATTGACCCTTTGCAGGGCTTCAGTGGTGCCGCTATTGCACTTAAGGAATTCTTTGCTGGTGATATTACATCACTTTCTAGAAGATTTGAAATTGACCGCAAGACCCTTAACTCAGTTAAAGATGTAGCCAACGAATCAGAGAGACTTCAAAAACTTGATGATGTTTTGGCTGACCTAGGTATATCTAATGCAGTTCTTGAGGCCAGAGCACAATCAACTGCGGCAGAGTACGATAGACTTGCAGGTAATTTTCAGAACGCAACAGCCTTAATTGGTACAGCTCTCCAAGAATACTTCTTACCAGATGCTACAGCAATTAGTGATTGGTTAGGTAATTTCTCAACAGAGCTTGGTGAGGTTACTCAACGAAGAGAGAGATTCAATGCGGCCTTTAGAGGCATAGCCTCCCTAAGTGAAGAGTTCAGTACACTTAAACTACAGTTCTCAGAAAAACCCGGGTCAACTTACTTTGATGACCTTACTATATCAGTAAATACCTCAACAGAAGCTATAAATGAACTTATAACTAAAACTAATGAATATGTAGCTCAGATTAATGCGACTAGGTTTGAAGAGGGTAGAGAACCAATTCCCTTGTTTACTCAGGCTGATAGAGATTTTCTTGTCTTGTTTACGCAAGCTAGTCAGCTAGGATTAAACACACGAAACATTTTATCAGCTAGACAACAAGACCCAGCACAGGCTACTGGATTTTGGGACTTTATAGCTTCCCCTAATAGAGTAAGAGAGTTTTCTGAATACGGCGCCCAAGATACACAAAACATCATAACTATAGCTGATTCTATGAGCAGAGAGTTGCCTAGGTTTAACACAACTCTAGAAAGACTAGCAGGTCGAATACCCAACGGAGCAATATCTCAGACAGATATTGCCCAAGGTGCTTTTGGTGGTCGAACCACTGACATAGACATAAATAGACAACGACTAGAAATTGATGCTGGTAGAAGAGAACTAGAGTCTGAGTTAAACGATGCAGTAAATCAGTCTCTCAGAAGAGTTGGTAGGTCTTTCGCAGATGTCCCTCTAAGTGCTCAAAATGTTAACATGCGCGCCCAAACAGCCCTGTATCAAGAAAGATATGGATTTCAGGATGCGGCTCTTAGGCAGTACATCCAAAGTAGAGAGGATAAAGACTACCTAGAAAGAATGGGCGGTCCTACTGCCGCTGGTCAGGCCAACGCTCTTATTGCTAAAGAAAGAGTAGACTACTTAACAGCCACAGACCCACTTACACGTGAAAAAGAATTTGACCAATACCTACAAATACTTGCGGACATAATATTTGCTCAGAAAGAAGTAAAAGCAACAGCCTACGAAGCTTTTACAGCCTCTTTACCTAACCCGTACACTCAATTTGCAGAAGAGTTGGGGAAGATTGTAAAATTAGCAAATGACCAAACTTTTGGTGTAGAAAGAACAGCATCAGCTGTTGAGTTTCTCAATGGTCTATCAAGTCAGTATAATGATTTGTTGGCAGATGCGGTTATAAAACAATATGATTTGGCTAAGGGCGGGGATGAGACTGCAATGGCATTAGCTATTCAGAGAGCTGAATTGTTAGGTATTGTAGATACATCTGACCAAGCTACAGCTAGTACGCAAGCTCAGCTAGAGGCAATTAGTAGAGCAAACAAACTCAGAGCTATTCAAACTCTCGAGGGTGAAAAGTCAGTAAGTGCCCTACAGGCCATGAATGCTGAAGCATATAAGTTTAACTTAAGTATGCAACAGATTGTTGACCTAGCAGTTGAATTTAATAGCTCATTGCAGAATTTTACAATGGGATCTATACTACCTCTTACATCTATCCAAGACCAGTTGTCATTTAGAATGAGTCAACTTAATCCCAACAGCTTGATAGGAAGAAATTCAGGACCGCAAAATCAAGAGGAAGCTTTTAATATTGCTGGCCAAGCCATTGGATTAATTAGCCAAATCAGCCAAGATGGAAATAAAACTGGGGATGAGTTAGCTGACCTACATAAAAAATATCTAGAAGATTTAGCTGATGAAGAAAAAAGTTATCAAGAGGACATGAAAGAATTAGCTGACCAGTATTATGAAGATATGAAAAAACTTCAAGAGGAAAGCGAAATAACTAAAAGAGGTAATAAAGCAGACTTTTATGAATCTCTTTTTGGTATGGACTTAACTAATGAACAAAGAGCCTCTTATATTGACCAGTTTAAAGCTTATGAGGCTGAGGCCACTAAGTTAAGAGGTGAGGGTAACTTCACAGCAGCACAAGAACTTTTAGATGCTGGTTCTCAGCAGATACTAAACCAAGCGAAGTACGATAATGAAGTACTCGATAATAAAGAGGAAATAAAAAAATCAGACGAGGAAATTGCACAGCTTAATAAAGACATGGCTAATGCAAAAGATGCTGATGATAGAGCTGAAATACAAAGAAAAATTGATGCGGCTAATCAGGATAAGCTGAACGCAGAAAACAGAATTAAACAAATTGAAGGTCTTAGAGTTATAAGAGCAGATGCAGACAGGGAAGAGGTCGAACAAGCTCGCAGAAAAGAAGAACAAATAACAGCCGATTTTAAAACTGAAACAGCTAAAAGAGAGCAAGACTATAAAGACAAACTTGCAGAAATTGACAGATCCTATAAAAAGTCAATAGAAGACCGTAAAAAGGCTGATGATGACGCCACTAAACGCGAAATAGCAAATAAAAACTTAGTTATAGAGTTAGAAGTTTACAGAACAAAAGTAAATCAGCTGGCAAGACTTATAGCAATGGGGGCTTCTGACCAAGCCATTAAAAATCAACAAAACTTTGTAAAACTAGGTGAAAAAAGAATTCTTGATGTTGCTGGTCCGGAGTTAAGACCTGTATTTGAGGAACTTTTTACTTCTCTTAAGACACTAGAACCAAGCTCAGCTCAGGACATGGACCCGTTAGTTAGAGAACAGTTAAATACTACAGTCAACAACACTAATGCTCTTGTTAATAATACAACAGCACTCACTAACTTTGTTACTACTTTGGGTAGAGTCGTGGTAGGCGATAGACTCAGAGTTACTTTCCAACCATAGGAGAATTATGGCTACAATTTATATTAGCGGGTACCTCTCCGGAGGTACCCCGTTCAACTATGAAATAAAACCTAACGATATACAGACCACAATAAAAAACATTGGTGATGATATAGTTGCGTTAGACGGAACTACCCACAGATACCACAGAAATTTTAAAAAACAGTTTAAATTAAAATTTCAAAATGTATCTGAGTCTGTGCTGACTACATTACATACTGTATTTATGACACCAGATGAGTTCATTTTTCAGGATATTGATGGTAGTCAGTACTCTGTGTTGACCGAAAAAGATTCATTCAACAAAACACTGACAGCCACTAAAGTATCTCTAAGGGGTGTTAAAGTCTATGACATTGACATAGGGTTAATTGAGGTATGAACTATAAAACACACCAATACATAAAAATAACTACTGGTAACAGTTCTTTTGTAATACCGCCAAGACTGATTGAAAAAATAGACCCTACACAGTCAGTTACTTTTCAAAGTAATACAGAATTACTAACCGGCGTAGCTAATCCTAGTAATACATCTTTTACAATATTAAAACCTAAGTCTGGCCAAGATACTGAAATATCTAACTTCTTAGAAAGAAATTACCAATGGAGACTTAAGAAAGTAGAGATATTCAGCAGTTTTGACGCAGGATCTTCCTACAAAAAAGTTTTTGAGGGATTGCTTTTTGAAAGGACTGAATCAAGAAACTCAGTTTCATTTGTTGCTAGAGGTTATATAGACCTACTCAATATCAACTTAATAGAGACTCCTCTATTTAGAAACAGAAAAGTATCTACCTACATTCCTAATGGGTCTACTGATGCTCAAAAGTTTGAATTACTTAAAGAACAGAATCCAACAATTGTTGAGGGTTCTACTGTAGGTATTATCAATTCTATTTTATGGCTTTTGGGTGGTAGGCCTTATAAATACTACAGCCTATTCCAACCTACATCAACTTATTACAGCACCCTTAACTATACACCGCTGTTTTACTATGACTGTGAAAGCTCTGTGATAAACCCAGAGTGGGTTTGGTTTAATTACGAAAATCTTATTGGGGACTTATCGTTGTTGTGTAAAGCAAGTGGAGGTTTACTCAGGCAGAATGACGATGGTATTATTGAATATGTAAATATATTCAATTTAAAAAAACAAGTCACCTCTATTGTTTTAACAGACAAAGACTTTAGTGATTTAACCTTTGGTAGTTATAATTATGAACCGTATAAAGAATTAGTAATTACGTTTAATCCAAGATTTTTGTCTGCTTCCCAAGAAGTTTTTTCAACTATATTTGATGAATACCTATCTTTTAACGATGAGGTTGAAAGACGTGTTGAGTTTGAAAAACCTGTTTGGAAATTGGTTAACAAAACAATCTCAGGTCAGTTAACAGACACATTAGTATCAACTACTTATAAGACTGTTGAGGACAACTTCACAGCTGTTGACTTGTTTGGCACTAACAGACAGGTAAGTGCTAAAATACAACCGCATAATACATACTACATAACTAAATATGTATCTACGGGAACACCCGGTAACTTTACTTTAGCTAAAGACACTGGTGTCAGTTCCAGTCAGAGCACCACAGTAAGTGTTAAAAACAATATAATAGTAGACCAATCTTCTTTATATATAGCCACAGTTAAGTTATTTGGTAGGGCACTGGATAGCGCACCAGAGGACAACTGTATACTGCCTATTACAAGCTCAGGAGTTTCATCTGGTTTTAGGCAGTTAAACTTAGGAAACAATCCATATGTACAATCAAAAGTACAAGGTTTTAGATTCCTAGATATAGCCGCTTATCTAATGCAAAATGACCGCCCAAGCATAACTTTAAACCAAGTACCATTTAATAAAAACATAAAATTGGGTGATATAGTTAGAGTAGTTAGCACATTCGCTGATGTAGATGATTACTTTAAGGTCTACTCATATACTGTTTCAACATCGTTAGCAACAGCAGACTATGAACTTATTTCAGTCTCTGGTCTGTATGATGAAAGTGACTTATTCGTAGTAGGTCAGACATACAGCGGCTCTAACGAAAAGATTTTATCTTTCTAAGAGGTTTACATGAATATAGACTTTCAGGCTGTACCAGAGTTTACTACTGGTCAACCAATATCTGCATACGACTTAAACTCTCTGCTACATAATAACGTAACCTCAAAAAATATTTTATACTCACCTCAGCCCTTGTTTATGGACAGCCATGCTTATGCACCTAAAGCCATGCCAATGGTTTGGCAGAGCCCCGAGTATGATATTTGGAAAGGAAGTTTTATGTACCGCAGTGGTATGCGTTATGCCTACATAGGTTTTCACATAAAAATGGACAGCGGTATAGAAGACTTAAGCAGTGAGTTTAACTTAGCTCAGTTTACAGATATATCTGTGGCAGTGATTGTTAAGTACACAGGGTCAACATACAAGGAAGTATACCAGTCTGCTGGCATAAAGAAACACTGCGCCGCTGTACCACTTAAAACAGTAGCAACAACCACAGTAACAAGCACCGGTGGTAACTATAGATTCACAATTAAAAATGGACACTATGACCCAACTCAGACAGAAACTTTATTAGGTACTCAAGTAATAACTAGAGGTAGTAGAGAATCCTCAGTTAGAATAGACTTAGACCCACTGGGACTTCAAGACACAGAAATTGTAGAAATTAAGTTAGTTCTTGTTACACACTCAGACCCAACATTAACAGCTAACTTTGGTGAAGGGTACACAAGCTTCTTTAACAAGTTTCTCTGGAAAGCTAAGTTACCCGCAGTAAGACTAGCTAACTCGCATATTTTCTACTCAACGTTATATGCTAAAGTAGATGGTGATTTATCTTACTCTGCAAATTGGCCGTCTACATCTTTTCAGACAACTGGTAGTGGTGTTTTATCTGCACCAAACCTTAAGATAATTACTAATAAACAAAAGTACATAACAGAACGGTTGAGGAACCGACCAATGCCTTTGACTGGTTCTATTACCTATATAGGTGCTTTTGGTGGTACATCATCAGTCAGACTACACCAAGAAGATGTTGTTCCGGGTGAGTGGGACTATTATACATCTAACTATTGGTTACCCATAGATAATAGGCTAAGTAAATTAGATAAAACTCAGGATCAAAGAAAAGTTATTGACATGAACAAGTCTCTCAACGCACAATCAAATTTGGCTACTTTTTCATGGAGCCCTTACTTTGAAGAGTACAATTCTATTTACCTTAATTTTAAATTCTACGGTAATACAGAAGCTAGACAGGCCATCTTTGTTGACTTACCTGACCAACCAGTCTCCCAAACAAGCACACGCAGGTCAATACTGTACTGGCCGAATGCTGGTGGTAGACTTTCTTACCACATCCTAGGAAACTACAGCGGTCAAAACCTCTACGGTAGTGTATTTACTAAACACAATACTATAGCAGGTGTGTTTAATAGTGGTGCCCCTAAAGCCTACCTCAACAAAATGTACAATGTGAGAATACCGTCACCAACCACACCAGTCTATAGCCCTCAGTTTAATGTAAACACCAACAACCACACAGCCACATATTCAAAGTTTTATTTGACAGCTGGTATGTGGGAAGATTCAGTAGCTATAGTCTTTGAGAAAACTGCGGAGAGCGGTACAACCCAGAAATGGGGCCTAGCAAAGTCTCAAGTAGATAATGAAACAATCCAATACGGGTTTATTGGTGATGCCTCAAAGGCAGATGCTATGGCTGGCTTTGTTAATAAGATTGTAGTTAATAATACTGAGGATGAAGCAGACATGCAATACACTCAAGTACCTACCTATAATAACTCTGACTACAAGTGGATTACAAAGAATGGAAGTAAAGGTTATTCTCAAGTGTTTGTAAACATTTACGATAACCACTCTAGGACTACACAGTCAAAGGCTAATTATATTTCTTACACTCAGGTATTAGGAATGTCTGCTTACAACCCAGACAAGCGGTTATACAATCCTCCTATAGTATACACACCTAAAACAGCAATCTCTTACTCTGAGCTATGTGAAGATTTTTCTGACATAAACACGGACTTAGACAATCTATACCAGTCTATGTTTATTAACAACCCTCACTTTGTTCAGTATGACTTCTTTTGGGGAGCTCCTATATCTGTTTTGAGTAGAGCTGGTTTGTTTAAAGAGTATAATGATAAGTTTTTCTTCTTTGCCAAACAGCGTGTGGGAAACATCTTGATTGTCAGAGGAAAAAATGTTACAATGCATTATGGAGAAATTGATGAACTTAAACGTGAGGATGACCCCAAGGGAAGTCTACACCCTATAGGTGATGTTGGAATTACTTTTGCCAAAACTCAGTCTATAATATCAGGGGACGCTGAACAAACAGTAGTTGTACACTTAAATAATATTGAAGAGCTAGCTTATGGTCAGTACTATTTTCTAAACGGTGACAGCATTGTTTATGCATCTGAATTTTTTGAGGAGCCATCATGACAAACAAAAATAGCCCACTGCGAGTAATTGACCAGAAAACAGTAAATAAAACTCCTCCTCCGGGGGCTAAACCTGTTAGATATAACCCTTATACTGGTGGTGTAATCAGACAAAGCACTGAACCTAGAAATAAAATATTTCTTCAAACAAGTACTAACTGGGTAAAGACCCCTCTTAATTTGTATAAAGAAAGTGACTTGTCTAGGGGTATAATTGAGTTTGCAGTTAGAGTACCCAAGTTAGTTATACGTATGGAAAACCCTAACGCAGACATCTACAAGCTTAGAATATTCCTATCCTTTGAGGCAGATACTTTTGATAGATATGACGATGAGGACTTTAACGACATGAATGATAGGTTCTCAAACATCGTGTCATTTGTGACAGGTATAGTTACTCATGTGGGCCCAAATAACAGAGGGGTAGGTAATCTTGACATTACTTCTCACATTGTCAGGCTTTTTAATAAGTACAATTTTTACCAGTTACTTCTAGCAAGTGGTGTAGACATAACAATAGAAGAGTTCAGAACTAAATCCAATGACGAACTAAAAGACATTTTTGAGAACTCTATGTACAACATGAGAGTTTATGCTCAGGCCATGTACCAAGAATTAGAGCCAGACGACACCACAACATCGGCACCATTCCTATTTAGAGTACCTGTATCTTGTTCATACACACTAAGCCCTGACCAATTAAGAAATGCAGATGTTTCAGATTTTACAGTGAGCTTTAGCAACGACCAATTTATTCTGAACTTCACACAAACATCTATAGACTGGATAGAAATAACTATCTATGACATATCAACAACAGCAGTACTCAATTCTAGTAACCAAGTATATAGAAGAAGATTAAATAGCTTTCCAGATAAAAGAGTAAGTGCTCGTATAAATGTAAGTGAGCTGTCTAATAGATTCAATAAGTTTAATGATTTTTCTAGTGCACTCACAAACACAACTAGTCTTTTACAATACAACAGTAAGTACAGAGTTGAAATAAGTACAGTACGTACTTTGGCTGGTGTTATATTTCCAAAAGATAAAATAAAGCCAAACTTTCTTGTTGAGGTGGACTATGATGTAAGTATACCTGTGTACAGTGATGGACTTACAACAGAGAGGCGGCATGTATTAAACTTAATTGATGGTTTCAGAGAATACACTTATAGAAAGGAAAACTTAGCCCCTATTGGCGGTGTACTTCTTATTTATAAAGTTCTTATAAGTTCGGCTACTAGGTACATTCCTAGATTTTTCCCAGTAACATCTTTAAATCAAACACAGTCTGGTAGTAGTTATTGGTACTTTATAAAAGATCCATTTAAGGCAACTAACTTGGGTAACTCTTTTAAACTAGATGTTACTAATGTACAATCTCTAGACTTGTACTTAGTAGCACCCAACGGTAGAGTCTCTAAAAACAGATACGAGTACAACTTCAACAAGATTAATTTGATTCAAAAACTAGAAACTACTTTTGGTACACCAATACTCAACGGCTACTATTACGACAGATTTAATAGAAGTAACTCTTTTTTAAGAGCTAGTAGTTTGGTTGCTGGTAATTACTTAGCTGCCAACGGAAGATTTCAACTTACTGTCAGGTTTAGCATATCTGTTGAAATAAATACAAACGGAAACTGGGTAAATATTACACCAAATAATACCAGAAGCAGAAGCTACGACCTTAGAATGATTTCAACTCACAACTCTCTTTTACTAAGTTGGACACTAACAGGTTCTTCTGTACCAGTAATATTTGCAGATGTGGGTGTTAAGTTTGTAAAAGGAACTAGATACCGTATTAGACTTGTACCGTCAATACCTAAAGAGTACGCCAGTCAGTACACTAACGGGAGCTATATCTACACAATGGAGTTTATAGGATGACAGATTCAAATTCATACATACCACAAGATTCACCACAACTAGAGTTTGTGTACAACAATGAATCTGACTTACAACCAAGGTACTGGCCTGTATTCTACAGTCAGTTTGTAAACAACAAAGAAGCCAACGAGCTGTATAATGATGACTTAACACAGTATATTACGTACAGCGGATCAGACTGGAAAAGGCTAATGGTCTCCAAAGAAAAAGATGGAAGATATAGAAACTTTACAATGAAGTCTTTTTCAGGCGAATCCTTTAACTTTTATTTTGAGTTGGGTTCTCTTTATTCCGGTAGTCCATCATTTTATTCGGGTCCAACTACTATATCCGGTGCGTACAAAGTACTGACGTATTACTCGGGCGAAGCAGATGCAATCACAAACTGCATTACATTCACAGCACCTACAGACAACACATCAGTTTTTGTTCTACCGGATATTAATACTTCGAATTACATAAAACTGCATCACAGAGCGGTAGCATCCGGAGAATCTTACAGACTAAGTCAGTTTCTCCCCAGAACACTTATTCAAGTAGACGATTTAGAAGCGGACGTTATTGATGCTGTTACTATTAGGGTTTCAGACAGCATTGTAATCAGTGCTGATGATTTGGCTCCGGGCAGTATTACTGGTGAAAAAATTCTTGCGGGAACAATCAGCGGTGTTTTAATTACACCCGGAACCATTACAGCCAATGAAATTAGCGTAGGTCAGTTAGACGCTATAGCCTCAAACATGGGTACACTCTTTGTTAATAGCGGCATCACAGTTGGCGAGGCTGGTTACTTATGGACAGGGGAGAGTATCAGCGGAGAAGTTTTACTAACTAAAGAGGGTCTTTCCATAGACAATTCTTTTGTTGTTGGTGCTGAATTTTCTAGACCGGGAGGTGGTGGAGGTTTTTATTTTAATTACGTTCCTAGGTCTAGAATAAGGTACTACCCGTCTGTTTACTCCGGGACGAGTATTTTTAATTTTAATTATCAACTCGGACCTTACTCTGGTCCGGAATCTTACTTTGATATATCAGCAACTCAGATAGGTGAGCAAGGAAATACCTCGAGTACCTTTAATGGTTACGCATCTAGAATACAAACAGGTTACTCCCCAACATCGAGTGGACTTCGTAATGATTATGCTGAAACAACCATTTCTACAGTAGCCTCTGGTCAATCTTATTTAACGCTGAGGGCTAGCGATGTTGCTGAGAATATGTCAAGTTCAATCAACATGACTGCTGGTGAAAATGGTTTTAGTTATTTGGGCGGAACTCCCGGTACTAGAGTTACTATAGATAGTCGAGAATTGAGAGTCAGAACAGACTACGTTAATATTAAAGATACTTTGACTGTTTATAAAGATATATCTCAAGAATCTCCCTTTATTGAAGAGTTTTCACCAATCTTAGAAGTGAATGAAAACTATTTTAAATATGTAAATCCTCAGGACGACTATTTACCAATCCAACCAGCGGTTGATTTATTTGTAATAGACAGTAATGGCAACAGCTCACTAAAGGGTGACCTAACAGTTAGTGGTAATATAAGTACACTTGGTGCAGTTTACGGTATCTCTGGTTCAAATACTCAGTATGAAATGTCATCCGGCGGCATATTCTTTAGAGATAGTACTGATAACTCACTTATATTTAAAGCTAACACTACTGGTATTACACTTAATAGTAGTGCAGGAAACCGTATTATAGATGTCTCAACAAGTACGGGTAATCTTGATTTACTTGGTGGTGACTTCTTTGTCTATAACTCAGCAGAAACGGCCATTGTAGCATCCATCACTAAAACAGGTGCGGCTGAATTTATAGGAATAACAAACACTGGAAACATAGAAACAACTGGCACGGTAGTCGCAGACACGGGTGTGCAGGTACAGGACACTAATAACTATGCTCGTGTAGCTGCTTCCCAAAGCACTCTAAGCACCAGAAACAGTGCAAATGCACTCACATTCACAGTGGACACTGCTACTGGAAACACTAGAGCGTATGGCGACTTCAGAGTTGATGCTAACTTTACTCAGTTTAACTTCGGCAGTATGACTAAAAATACTGCTCAGACTGTAAATGCTGGTGTTACTGCTAAGATAACTTTTCAAGTAGCCGGTAATAATGGTGTTTTAGATGATTTAACTAATAACCAAATAAACATAGTAGACGCCGGTCTTTACTTGATTGTGGCAGGTGTAGTAAGCACAACTGTTGGCTTACCTTGGCAGGTAGTAACAGGCGGTGCATATAACTCGGGCATAGTTTTAAATTCAGTAACCCAAACAGATGGTCGTGCATACTCGTCTAAATTACTTTACCTAAATCCCGGAGAACTTGAACTTTGGCTAAGTAACACTGGCGGTACCAATGCGGCTATTTCAACCGGTAATAACGGCGCAATCTTAAGCGCAGTAAAGGTAGGATAACATGATAGAAATAATTCAAATTTTTCCACGGATAACTAGAATAGAAGTTGATGAGGATTTTAGGATAGAGCCCCACGAGGAGTGGGCACTAGGTGTTATCAGGCAGGAACGAAATAGGCTTCTTGCTGAATCTGACTGGAGAGTTCTTCCCGATTCGCCCATCACAAACAAGGTAGAATGGTACGAATATCGACAGAAGCTTAGAGACCTGCCCGAGATTGCGGTCAATAATAATTTTATTAACACGCCATGGCCTGAAGTTCCACTTGACAACTGACCGTAAAACTATTATAATGGAGGGTGAATTGATTACATCACCAACAAACATTGACTATATGATAGACCAAGTAAGGCTTAGACTTGGTGACTTTGACGGTACTATCTACTCAGATACCCTGATAAGAACTGCGCTTATCTCTGGTATTAAATACCTACAAAAGAGGTGGCGCAGTAAGTACCAAGTTGTTACTTCGGGCACTTACACAGGGGACAATAGCTCGTCACCTAGTGGTTATGCTCAAGCATCTACTATTGATGGTATTGCAGACATTCCTATTGGTCTATCAAATAATGATGTATTTAGAAATCCTTTTGTTGTTTTTGGTCAGGAACAACCACCTGTAATTGAGCAGAACGATGAAGATGCTATTGTCTTGGCAACAGCATATATTGTTCACTTGGCTAAGCTAACCAATAGCTCATCGGCTTTTGTTTCATGGTCAACTGAGGACATTAGATTCACAAATACAACTGCTGCTAATACAATGAGAGCAGTACTAGAAACTTTACAAACAGAGCTGAACACTGTGTTTGCTACTAGAATAGCACAACCAACAATGAGTCGACAGCCTGTTAATATTATTACGGGGACTAAGGTCTACTAAAAGGAGAATGTATGGGTAAGGGTGAAAAACCAAAGATGTTGTACGTGGGGGACTTCCCAGTCCCCACTGGGTTTGGAATAGTTTCTAAGAATCTTATTAAACATTTCAAGAAAGATTATGAAATTTACGTAATTGGGGTAAACTACTTTGGTGACTATGATCCCCTTTGTGAGGGTTTAAAGGTTTACCCTGCAAGTTCAGGGGACAATGAAATTTACGGCTTCGAGAAGATGTACCGCTTGCTAGTACAGCTTCAGCCAGAGGTTTGTTTTATTCTTAATGATGTATGGATTGCGGCTGAGTATGCTCAACGAATTGAGGCGTACAAGAAAGAAATGCCGGATGCTAAGACTAAGTTTATTCTTTACACACCTATCGACGCTGAGAATATCAAAGAGGATTTTGTTAAGCCAGTAGATGCTGTATTTGACGCAATTATCACTTACACTGAGTATGGTGAGCAACAACTGATTGAGTCAGGCGCAAACCTGAATAAAGTCTTCTCTATTCCTCATGGTGTAGAGTTTAATACATTTAAACGTATGGACAAAGTTAAAGTTAAAAAGGCTATGAAGATGAAAGAGGATGACTTTGTTGTTCTTAATGTGTCTAGAAACCAGCCAAGAAAAAGACTTGACTTGTTCTTCTATGTTTTTGCGGAGTTTGTAAAAAGATACAACCTCCCCAAGAATGTTCGTGTGTACTACCACGGTGCACTTCGAGACTATGGCATTGATATTATTCAATGGTGTAGGTATCTGGGTATTGATGACCGTCTGGCAATTAGCCGCCCAGACCTTACCCCATCAACTGGACTTACTGACGAGCAAATGAATATGGTGTATAATTGTGCAGATGTATTCTTCACTACCACAGCCGCAGAGGGTTGGGGGCTTCCAATTGCAGAGGCCATGTCGGTAGGAGTACCTTGTGTGCTTCCAGCTCACTCAGCCCTCAATGAGTGGCCGGGTGGTAATGCACTTATGGTAGACTGTTATCCATTTCCAAGTCTCACTGACCGGGGCCTGAATACTATTCACCACATTATTGATGTAGACAAAGCTATTGAAGCTCTGTATACTTTGTATACTAATTATGAGCTTAGAAAAGAAATTGGCGATAAAGCAGAGAAGCATATTAGACGGGCTAAGTTTGATTGGGCTGTCATTGCAGACCACTTTAAAGCTGTAATGAAATCACTTAAGGATTAATTAAATGGAAAAGAATTTAGAGCTTGCAAGTAAGTATGCGAGACGGCTCTTGACAAAGCTCGAGCAACTTGGTATACTTAATAGTGTTGTGAGGAAATATGTTCTTGATGAGATGAACAATCTTGCCAGAGAGCTATCCAATACCAATAAATCAAATCAAAGTAAGTAGAGGAGTAGTATTAAGCGTATGGGTTTCGGTAACATGTTGAACAATGCAAAGTCTGTTGTGAGTGAGGGCAGTAATGGCCAGCGTATGCCTAATGTTTTTCTGGACATCAAGGAGGGCAGTCGTACATTTCGTTGTATTCCTGACCCAAATAACCCATCAGAGCCTATGCAAGGTGAGATTGTCTGGAGTGTTTGGATTCCTGTGATTAAGGACGGTGTTCGCACTGAGCGTCGTGTCTTTGTGAATGATGCTGTACGTCCACTCTTGGCAGAGTATGACTCTGTTATGAAGTTGGGTGAGCGTGATGCACTTAGCCGCAAGGTCAAGTTGCGTTTTTTCTTGAATGTGTTTGACCGCTCACGGGTAATCAAGCTCCAAGATGGTGAAATTGTTTATGCTAATCACCTCAATGAGTATTGGAAGAAAGATAGTGCGGGTCTTAAGAAGATTACAGATGTTCGACCAGAGCCAAATAACAGCATCATGGTTCTTGAGGGCAGTGTAAGTGCTCGTGCTGACCGCCGAGGTGGTCTGCTTAATGACATTGATGACTTGTCAAAGACTGTGTGGAAAGAAGTACCTATGTATGAAAAGGACGAGAATGGTAAGCTGACTTCAATTCCGGCTATTGATAGCAAGGGTATGCCAATCACTGAGTTGGTTCTTATGCCTATCACTGAGGTGGATGTTGAACTCAAGACCAGCGGTACTGGACTTGCTACAAAGCGTACTGTGAGTGCTGGCATCAACCGTGAGCCTCTTCCACAGTCAGTTTTGTCACTTCCTTTGTATGACCTCAAGTCATTCACTCGCCCTTGGGATGTTGAGGCTATCCGGTCACTTCTGGATGGTGTAGACTATGGTGAGATTATGAAGCAGTACAAGTATCAGTATGTACCTCAGCTGATTACTGATGAGATTTTCTAGACCGTGTTTGTCTTGTGGGGCGTGAGAAATCACGCCCCAATCATTTTATTTGAGGTGAAAGATGAATTACAAAACAGACTGTCCTAGATGCGGAGGCAATGACTTCTATGTTACACCTAGTAATGGTGTTGGTTATTGCTTTCATTGTAGTTATTATGAGCGTGCTGATAATGCATCAGACAATACATATAAACCAAAAGCAGACATAGAATCTATCCGCAATTTCTACAACATAGCTTCACGCTACTATCACAGTTCACTGAACAAGCACTCGCTAGAGTACTTAAACAAGCGAGGCTTCACAGATGACATGATAGAAGAGCTTCAGATTGGCTACATACCGGTAGATATTCCTCTACACTTTAATCAAGAGCTGGCTAGAGACTCTGGCCTTTATGTAAATGGGAAGTGTGTTCTAGGAGATAGAATCTCTTTTCCTTATTTAGTTGGTCGTTCTGTTACTGACATCAGAGCAAGAAGTCTAGACCCAAATGAGGAGACAAGATATAAATCACCCTTAGGTTCAGCAGAGCTCAGAGGGGCTGTATTTCCCTATAACTACAAAGACCTTAAAGTAGACCATGTGGTTACTGAGGGTGAAATTAAGTCTGCCTTATCTAGTAAGGCTGGTGTACCAGCTGTAGGGCTTCCGGGAATATCTTCTTGGAGAGCTATGACCTCAAGCACTCAGAACAAGCAGATTATTGTCTTTGATTCCAGTAAGATTAAACACAGTCGTGAGACTGTATTTAGAGCTATTGACAAACTAGCTAGTAGGCTTTATAATCCCTATGTAGCTTTACTTCCTCTACTAGGTGGTGAGAAGATGGACATAGATACGTTCATTATTCTAAAGGGTGAGGAAGAATACCGCACAATAATTAACAATGCCTTACCATACCACGAGTGGGCAAAATTACAGAGGAGAACTAATGTATACTGACACAACAGCAGAATGGCGATTACTTTCAACACTGATGGACAACCCTGATATTATGCACTCAATTACCAAGCAAATCTTTACTGAAGAGCGTCAGGATGTTTTTGATGCTATGAAGAACACATACATTAAATATGGTGAGCTTAGTTATGAGGGGCTTCGTATTGCCATGGACGGTAATGTACCACCTCAGGTTACTAGTGGTGTAGTAGCTAATCAGCGTGCCCTTGTGGATGAGTTAGTCTTGATTGCCCGTCGACGGCAGTTGTACTTGGCCTCCAAAGAGTTGGAAGAGCAGAGTAAGCGGTTTAATCCAGACGAGACTACTATTGCAAATGTGCTTGACTTTGAGCCTATTGCTCCAGCGGCAGATAGCACTATTATCCCCGGTGCACAGAAGATGTTGGGTGACCTGTTTCAAAAAACAGCGGGTCAGTATAAGTTTACACACACCGGCCTTAAGTTTCTTGATATGATGTTGGGTGGTGAGTGGATGCCTAAGACCTTGACAGTTATTATGGCAAAGCCCGGTACTGGTAAGACTGCGTTAGTAGGCCAGTCAATGTTTGAAATGGCTTCTCAGTATAACATTCCATCTCTCCTTTTCAGTCTGGAAATGGCTAAGGAACAGTTGGTTATGCGCTGGGTATCTTATATGCTAGAGATTGATTCCTCGCACTTACTGGTAGGCAGAATCACTACTAATCAACGAAAGCAGGTAGAAGAGGCTGTTATGAAGCTTCAACAACTTCCTATTTTTGTTATTGATACACCAAGCATTCGTCTGGACCAAATCCAGAAAGAGATTAAGGACTTTGCTGGTAAGGGTGGTAAGGTGGTTTTCTTGGACTATGTCCAGATTGTTAATCACTTCAACACAGGACTTCGTAATTATGACTTGGGTGAGGTAGCACAAGCTCTCAAGGAATCAGCTAAGGAAAATGGTGTAGCTGTTGTGTTACTTTCGCAAATGAATAAGGGAGGAGAGGGTATGGATGCTATTCGAGACTCTGGTGAGATTTCTCAAATTGCTGATACTGTATTAGAACTTTCACCTATTGATGAATTTGCTAATGATGGTCTGCGTGCAATTAATCTTAAGTTCCATAAGAATCGTAATGGTCGTTTAGGAACTTCACCAGTAGTATTCAATGGTGCATACCAGAAGTTTATTGCATGAAGAATAGAGTAAGAGAGCCTAGACCAATTACTAGTAAAGGTAATTTCAAACAAGTGGACAACCGCAGAAAAGAGATTAACAGACTCAACCGTCAACGGGCGAAAGCTATGGAAAAGCGAGTAGCCCGTTACCTAGACGGAACCCAAACACCTCAATCTGGTGCAGGATCAGCTAAAGGTGATATTCTAATTGACTTCACAAATAGACCCGGTAAGTACATGATTGAATGTAAGCTTAGTGAGGTACGCAGAGATAATGTACCAACTATGAAGTTATATAAGCTATGGTTTGACAAGATGATTAAGGATGCTAAAGCAATGCGCGCCTTATTTCCAGTGCTTGTATACCACTATCATGATGTATCAGGAGACTTTATTTTAGTAGCTAAGAATGATTTAAACAAACTTAGCATCTACCCAGAGCAAGTAAATGATACAGAACCAACAACACACAAGCACAACACAAGTGCAAAAACAGTTGTGGTTAGTCTACCAAAGTCACAGCTATCTAACAAACCACCTTACTACTCTTTACTTGAAGTAAATGAAGTGGTATACTATCATATGAGTCTAGAGTATTATAGGGACTTACTTAAGGAGATTTAGTATGCAGAAGTTGTTAATTGATGGTGGTATCTTTGATGAGTTAGTAGGGAAGTCAGTTATTATTAATGTTCAGCAGGGTGATGATGTATGTCATGTACTTGGGCCTATTACCTTTCTAGGGATGGAAAAGCAAAAGATTGGTGGACTTAAAATTGCGCCAGATAAGCGTTTATCAAATAGCAAGGCTTACACACCAGCTTGTTTTGCTTTGCTTTTCTCCGACAATGCTAGGCTGATTTTTGTTGAAGAGGACACAAAGATTGTTGCACGCCACAAAGGTATTCGTCTGTTACTTGACAAGACTACAGTAGATATGGTAGAATATACTCATGAATTACACAATCATTAAATCTACAGCACATCTAAAGTCCGTATTGCCAGTGTTTCTTGAAAGTCCAGTTCTGTACATGGACACAGAAACTACTAGTCTTGACCCTCATCAGGCTAAGATTCTGATGATTCAAATCTACACTGGTACAGAAGCCTTTGTTATTGACTGCACTGGTACAATAGACTTGAGTCTCTTGAACCCTGTGTGGTCAAGCAAGTCTCTTAAGGTTTTCCATAATGCTTCTTATGACCTTAAGATTATCTACAAACTTTCCAACATTCTCATCCGTAATGTCTATGATACTATGGTAACTGAGCAGATGCTTACAGCAGGACTTCCTAGAATGTCTAATGCACTTCAAGCAGTTGCTGAGCGTAGGCTTCAGATTGTTTTAGACAAGACAATCCGCTCTACGTTTACTGAGGGTGAGATTAGTGAACTTAGTCAGGAACAACTGGACTATGCTGTACGTGATGTTCTGGTGTTGCCTATGATTCAAGCTCTTCAGGTTGTTGAGATTGAGAAGTACGAGCTACAGAAGATACATAAACTAGAGATGGACTTATGTCCAGTTGTAGCTATGATTGAGTTTACTGGTATGCCTTTTGATAGCTCACACTTAGAGAACCTTGACCCTCAGTTTGTTAGAATTCTTGAGGAGTCTGACCGTATGTTACAAGACATGTTCATCAGTGCTGGAGTATGTGACCAAATCATGTTCTCTAGAGATGGTTATGTAGCTTTTAACCCATCATCAAACAAGCAAATGCTTGAGATGTTTAACAAGGTGGGTATTGATTTACCAAATCTCAATGCTCGTGTTGTTATGGAATGGGACTTTAAGAATCGCAGGTCAGCCAAGAACTTTGACATTGACTTCTCAGAGCTAAGTGATGAGGAAGATATTAGTGATGCTATGGACAATTTTGGTAGTCTAGAGAATAAGTACCTACAGGCTTATTCGTTCTATGTAGCCACAAAGAAGTTACATAGCACCTATATCAAGGCTTTACCTACAATGAAGAACCCTCACACAGGTCGTATTCACTGCTCATTTAAGCAGTATGGAACAGCTACTGGTAGATTCTCTAGCTCAAGTCCAAACCTACAAAACATCCCGTCTGATAAGAAGATGAAAAATCTAGGGGTTGATTCCAGCATCAGACATGCTTTTAAGGTTGCAGAGGGCCGTAGACTTATCATAGCAGACTACTCAACTATTGAACTAGTCATTATTGCAGATGCTAGTGGTGATGAAGGTCTTATCACTAACTTGTCAGATTTGCATACCTTTGTTGCAAAGGAAGTTCTTGGTGTTACAGGAATTACTGAAGCAAACAAGAAAGATGAGCCCTATAAGTATTGGCGTGATGTGGCTAAGATGGTAAACTATTCTATTGCCTACAATGTAGGTAGTGAGAGCTTAGGAAAGCAAATGTCTATTGCCTTATCTAGCCTTGGTCAGAAGATTACTACTGAGCGTGCAGATGGTATCATCAAGGACTGGAAGCGTAGATTTCCTCAGGCAGATAAGTGGTTAAAAGAGAGTGCAAAGTCCTTAGCCATTAATGGCTTTGTGCGAGATAGCTATGGTCGTATGAGATTCTGGGACAGAGCTAACTTTATCAACAAGTGGAAGATAGCGGCCGCTGAAAGAGAAGCCATGAACTTCCCTATTCAGGCTTTGTCAGCCACTATGGTTAAGCTGGCCTTGATTCTTACTTTTAATAGACTTGACAATAAAAGAGCACGGATTGTATCAACAGTACATGATGAAATTATTGTTGAGTCTAGTGCTCAGTATGCAGAGACAGCTAGTAAAATCCTCAAGGAGTCAATGGAAGAGGCGGCACGTATTGTACTACCTAACTTAGGTAAGGAAGTTTCTGTATCGCCAGCCATATCAGATAAATATGACAAATAGAAAGGAGTGTGATACCTATGAGATTGTGGTTAGAACAGACCAAGATGGACATAGTTTTTGGTGTGATATTGTTTTTTATTGCAATTCCCCTCGCAGTGTGGTATTTGCTGAGAGGGTATCTGGAAGAACCAGACTAGAAGCTCACTTAAAATCAATCAACGTTATTAGAGCAACTTTAGGAGGTGACGAGTGGCTAGGCAGATTACATTCGACGGAATGATGTTAGGGGACACTTCTAAACAACACACTTACTTTCGGTCAAGTTTACCGTCAGTAAATGTAGCTTTAGGGGATTTAAGGGGAATTCAAGGCGGAAGTATTGTACAACTACTTGCTGAGCCGGGCCACGGTAAAACTACTTTAGCATTAGATTTTATTGCTCAGGCACAAAAATCTGGTCAACTAAAGGAGGTTGACATCAAGATTGGAAAATCTACATTGACTGTTAATGCAGTGTTTGTAGACCTAGAGCGTACATTTGACCCTGAGTATGCAAAGAAAATCGGCGTAGATACTAGCAAGTTAGCTGTATATAAACCAGACTTTGCAGAGAAAGCGTTACCTGCTCTGGAACAGTTACTTTCAGAGGGACTTCAGTTAGTAGTATTTGATAGTGTTCCAGCTATGATTACTAAGGATGAATTTGAGAAAGATGTAGATGAACCAGCACGCATGGCCGGTTCTGCTAACATCCTCTCACGGTGGCTTATTCGGTTGCTTGGTTTGGTAGATAACTCTGACGCTCTGTTTATCTTTATTAACCAGTACAGAGCTAACTTATCACCAATGGCACGCTCTGAGAAGAAACCATTCGGACCCAGAGCACTTAGATACTTCTCTAAGATTATTCTTGAGTTAGTCAAGATTAAAACAGAAGAGACACGCTCAACAATCCAGTTGACTGTATCTAAGAACAAGCAAGCGGCAGAGGGAATGAAAGTAGAGTACACAATGATTAAAGGTCAGGGTGTATCTGCTAATCATGATATTATGGACTTGGCTATTGAGCAGGGTATTGTCAAGAAGAGTGGTTCTTGGTTTGAGTACAATGGTACTAAGACACAAGGTGCTGACTCAGCTATTGATACATTCCCAATGGATGAGATTCGTCTGTTAGTAGAAAGGGAGCTGATTAATGAGTTTACTACCAAGAAGTAAGCTTCACGAGTGGATTGATAACGTGCCAGATTATTATGATATGACTAAGGCATACCAAACACTAGGTGAATTAAGGGCGCAAATTATTCGACTTAAACGGGAGATAGAAAGAGTTGAAGAACAAGTGTCCATCGAAGAACAACGCCCACGTTCGAATGAGGCCCGGAGTAGGCGTTTACAAGCAACGTCAGTACTCAAGGACTCACTGGCAGATTTTGAGGCACAAACAGCAGTACAAGAAGCGTTAGTTAAGTCTCTGGAATATCGTAAGTCAATGTTCTCCTCAGCGGCTTACACAGCAAAAATACGATTAGAGGTGACTGAAAATGACTACGACATTACCTGATTTTAGTGCATCTAGAATCAATACATATAAAACTTGTCCTAGGTTGTACTTCTTCAAGTACATTGAAAAGGGGGAAGCAGAGCCTAGACATGTTTTAACCATCATGGGTAGTGCTTTGCATAAGAGTATTGAAGAGTACTACCGCAATGATAAGCCACCTAAGCTCACATTTAATAAAGAGTTTTATGACGGTGTAGCACTTGCAGAAGCTGAGGTAGGGGTTGTTGGTAGAGACAGCCCCACTCAGGTAGCTCTTCTTGGTCAATCAATTTTGGATTCAATTGACTGGTCATTTAAACCAGTTGAATTAGAAATGGCGTTTAGACTTCCATTCCCTAATAAAGAAAATCCAGTATGTACTCTCAGGGGTGTTATTGACATGATTGTTAGTGGCGGTACTATTATCGACCACAAGTCAAGTAAGACCAAACCAACTAAGAAAAAGCTGGCAGATAACTATCAGTTCACATTGTATGCTTGGGCCTACAGAGAACTGTATGGTGAGCTTCCAGAGAAAGTCTATTGGCATCACCTGAGAACTCAAGAACTTATTGAGGCTGATGTAATCACTGACATTGATACCAAGATAGAGAAAATTGCAGATGATGTTAGACAAATTCTAGCAGATACTGAATACAATAAAATCCCAAAGAGTGGTTTTTGTGAAAGAGTCTGCCACTTTCATAATGTCTGTTGGGGGGAAGAAAGTGTCGAAGACCTTAGTTAGAGAAAAGATTAAAGATTTTTTTAAGGGTAGGCTATCATTTGAAGAAGTTATAGAAATTCAAGAAGCCTATAAATCAGTTTATGGTGTACTTGTTGACCGTAGCGCACTAGCCCCTTTCTATTTGGTGCGCTACTCAATAGGCTATAGTCCTGAGGAAATAGCTCAGATGGTTGGGTCTACCACACAAGATGTGCAAGAGGTTTTATTATTCACCTTTGCTGTTCTAGGTGAGGTTCTCCAACTTGATGACGCAATGATTGTTAGAAAGTTAGACAAGCCCCTTAGAATAGCCGCACAAGATGTACTAAATAAAATCTATTTAACATTCACGGAGGTAGAATGATTACAACAGAGATTGTACAAGAAGCCTTGCGAATGAGGTCAGAAAAGTCTAGAATTACTTTTAGACAAATAGCAGAGATTCTATTGGGTGATCCTGACTATGCTGGTGCTCTTCGTAAGTATATTGCTGAGCTCCAGAGAGACTCTGAAGTTTCTATGATGAAGCTTGAGCGCAGAAAGATTATCCCAAGGCCAGATGACCCCTACATGGGTGACCCTACACAATTACCAGAACAATACATCATGAACTTACCACCAGCACCAACGGTGGAAGCTAAGGATGCTATTATTATTGGTGACTTACATTGTCCTCATGTAGACCGTGCTTTAATTGAGGCTGTTATGGAAGATAGTCATAGAAATAATATCGACACCTTGATTATAGCAGGTGACCTTATTGATGGACAGTTCACTGGGAGGCACAAAAACCCCCCGGAATTCACCGCACCTGCAACGGATGAGCTAAACTACATGCGTCATTATTTGCGATACTTTGATACTATGTTTGCTGATGTATTTGTACTTCCCGGGAATCATGATGGCTGGGTTCTGGACTACTTTGAGATGCAGATGAAGCAACTTATTGATGAGATGTTGGGTGAGCACAGAATCACTGTGTCTAACTATGGATATGTATATCTCAACAATAATGCTATAGTTGGTCATCTTGAAGAATGGAATCAGGTCCCGGGCTTCTTGGCTTGGAAGATTGCTCAGCAATACAACAGACATGCTATTGTAAACCACGACCACATCCGTGGTATTTATACTGAGAACGATAGTAACCACTATGGTATCTCTGTAGGTGCGGCACTTGTACCAGAGAACATTTACTATAAGAAAGCTTCATTCAATTCATATCCCGCTATTCAGTGTGGTTATGCAGTAGTGAGTAATTACAACACTCTCAGACTTATGTCTTGGGATGGTAAGACTGCAAGTGTAGATAAAGTAGTGCACTTAGGAGAATTAAATGCTTGAGAAGATTAAGATTCTTTCTAACCTGACTGTTAAGCAGGACACATTAGTTAAGTATGTTCAGATGAAGAATAAGAAAGTAGAGAACCTCAATACCATTGCTAAGGCCTACACAGTCTACGGAGCAGCTACTGGTATTGGAAATGTAATGCCATTTGCCCAAGCAATTCATGAGACCGGCTGGTTCAGCTCAAGACGTTGGGTACAGAATTATAATCCAGCTGGTATTGGTGCTACTAATGATGGTGCTGAGGGTCATATCTGGACTAATCCAGAGCAAGGAATATTAGCACAGTACGCACACTTACTGGCCTATACACTAAATTTAGGTGAGGAAGAGAGCACCTACCAAAGACTTAGGCTTGCTCAGGTTTCCCCAAGGTATAATGTACTTGAGAGGGCAAAGCTTCTTGGGGTTGCTGATACTTGGGCAGACTTGAACGGTCGCTGGGCTTGGCCCGGTACTACATACGCACAAAAAATTGCCAGCATAGCAGAAGACATTGTAGCATTTGACACGCGACTCTAATCGTGCTATACTTAGGTAGTAATAAATTTTAGGAGGAACTATTGACTTTTCTGTTATTTGTTTTGTTAGAGATTCAGTTTAGGGTATGCGACTTTGGTTACTGCAAGTCTGTAGAGGTAGCACCAGAAGTGATTGCCATTACTTCTTGTGAATCAGGTGATGGTCATAATTGGGGTACAATTGAGTGGGAGGCTGTTAGTCACACAAATGACACTGGTGCATTTCAATTTAATGACCGTACTTGGGAATGGTTATCGGGTAAGAAAGAGCGGGCTAAAGATGCTCCACAATCCAAACAACTAGAGATGTTTTACAAGCTCTGGAATAATGGTTATGGTTGGAAGCACTGGGTTTCTAGCAAAGATTGTTGGGGTAAGTGGGCTACGTTCACAGAAGATGGCCGGGCAATAATTACACCACCAGTATTTGACAAGAACATAAAGTCGTGGTAGAATTATATTAGGTTGGTTACAGCACACTACTTAAATGATTATGGGTTTCATTACACCAACCTGCTACTTGACAACTTAATACAGATGTGATAGACTTACTTTAGATTGGTTTCAGCAACAACTTAAAAAACTTATGGGAAGTTATAACGCCAATCTGTTACACAATGTTCGTTAGATTTAGACTGGTTACAGCAACCAATTATATATATCAAGCATTAATATATAATACCAGTCTGCGGTTATTTAGGCTGACTTCAGCAAGTTAATCAGTAAACTTCAACTTTACCAACAACGTCAGCCAGAGAAAGGAACTATATGAACTTCAAACAAGCAGTGAACAACATCCGGACGGTTACCACCAATGGTATGCCAACTCTGGAAACTAGCTCTTCAGCACTGGTAGACTTCTTCTACCAAGCAGGAGCTATGCGAGGTCAGGACCCAATTCCTTTGTTTTCAAAGGCCGCTGGGGTCAGTATGGAAGTAGCATTACGAACTGCATTGTGGTTGCGTGATGCTCGGGGTGGTGCTGGAGAGCGAGAACTCTTCCGCAAGATTCTTCAACACATTGAAGTATTCTACCCATTCCACATTCTTCAATCAGTTCTTCAGAAAGTGCCAGAGGTTGGTCGTTGGGATGACCTCTTGTGCTTGGTTACTCATCAAGGCCGTCAGTATGCTTTCAAGATGATTAAGTCAGCTCTGGAAGCTAACAACGGTTTGTGTGCTAAATGGATGCCACGTCAGGGTTCAGTAGCTCGTGAGCTTGCTGAGTTCTTCAAGATGACCCCACGTCAGTGGCGTAAGTACCTTGTTGAGCGGACCAATGTGGTAGAGACCCAAATGTGTGAAAAGCAGTGGGACTCAATTAACTTCTCACAAGTTCCATCAGTAGCTCACTCACGGTACAAGAAAGCTTTTGCTCGCAACTCAAGCACCTATTCAAAGTACCTTGAGCGTGTTATTGACGGAGAGGAGAAGATTAACGCCGGGGCAGTATTTCCATATGATATTATTAAGGGTATGCTTCCATCTCATGGAAACATTAGTCGTCTTAAGTTCGACCCTTATGTAATCAAAGCTACTGTAGCACAATGGGATGCTCTTCCAAACTATGTAGGTAATGCTAATATCTTACCACTGGTAGATGTTAGCGGTTCTATGTACTCTGGTTTAGATGGTAACTTAACCCCTATTGATGTTGCAGTCTCTATTGGTCTGTACTTGTCTGAAAAGAATGAGGGTGCTTTTAAGGATATGTTCCTTACTTTCACTACCAAGCCTAAGTTTGTTACTCTCAACGGTAATATTGTAGACCGTCTGGTTCAGATGGTCAAGGCAGAGTGGGGTGGTAGTACCAATATTGTAAATGCTCTTGATGCTATTCTCAAAGTAGCCAAGGACAACAATGTTGCACAAGAGGACATGCCCGGTACTCTGCTTATCTTATCAGATATGCAGTTTGATGTGGCAGTTGAAAATTCTAATGCTACTCTGTTTGAATTAGCCAAGGCAAAGTACACTGAGTCTGGCTATGAAATGCCTAGTATTGTATTCTGGAATGTCAACAATGTCAAGGGAGTACCTGTATCAGCGCACTCATCTGGTACAGCCTTGATAAGCGGATGCTCACCAGTGATTGTAAAGTCCGTACTTGGTATGGAAAAGGACTCATTCACACCTTTCAACATGATGTTGAAAACAGTGATGGTAGACCGTTACAATCTCCCAGAGGTTTATGAAGATTAGAAAGCCTAAATCAAAAAAGACAAGACGGGTTATTTCAGAGTTAGCAATAACAGAGAAAGCCCGTCTTGAGCTTGAGCATGTAGTAGAAGATAATGAGTGTTCTATCTACTACAGATGGCTTATTACCAGTAAAGATGGTGAAGCTAAACTTACCCCAAGGTTAGCACCAGAATACTGGTTCAGATATACAACTGATGAAGAAGCCATCAGAATCCTCAATAAGTTTGCAAAGACTTATAAAGAGACGTGGGCCATCAGAGAACGGGCCAGTAGCTCAAAGGTTAGAGCACCTCGCTCATAACGAGTTGGTTACAGGTTCGACCCCTGTCTGGCCCACCAAGGACAGTGCCGGTGTAGCTCAGTGGATAGAGCAACAGTCTTCTAAACTGTGGGTCGGGGGTTCAAATCCCTCCACCGGTACCATTAAAGGTTATTAACTCAGGAGAGTATATAATGACTCAGCCAAAAATGATTGATATTAGTAAACCCGGCGGTAATTATACTGCCACACGAACAGAGATTGAGCCAGACAAAACTGGTGCTATCTACAGTACTTCAATGGGATCACCCAGCTCTAGTGTAGCGTTTGGTATTAATGTGTGGAAAACCCCAAAGAATCAACCCCCTCAACTTCTTCTGTCTTTCCCCGGTTCGCATGGTTCACTGCATGTAATTGGTAAGGAGCTATATCTAGCACTCAACACAGAGAATCGTAAGCAGTTTCTCATACCTATTGAGGGTTACATTCACCCAGATGACAAAGTCAACTCAACAACAGTGAATATAAACGATAAGCAAGTAGCAGAGCTTAAGCAGATGATTTCTAACTTGCAAGCAGTCTGCGACCGCCTGACTAATCGTGTAGGGTCTGTAGAAGCTATAAATGCTAGACAAGCTAGAGAAATTGAAGAGCTTAAAAAGAATAACAGTGGAGGGTCACAAATTTCTGAGCAAAAAATTGCAGATATTGTGTGGTCAAAGTTGTGGGATTCATTCTACCTTATCAGAATGGGTATGAATGCAGGGTGGTCTAATGACCCAAATATTCAAGGTTGGATTAACGACCTTACATCTTTTATCAAGAAAGTGAAGTAACATGTACGCAAAGATTAAAGCGGTGACTCAGGCCTATGATGAAGATATTAAGCACATGCTCCCAGAGGACTTGATTGCTTACTTCGCACGTATCTCAAATCCAAGTAACCAAATGAATACAGAGACTTCAGCTCGTTTGTTGAAGTACCTTGTAAAACATCGCCACTGGTCACCCTTTGAGATGGTTAATGTTGTTATGGAGGTGGAGACTACCCGAGATATTGCCCGACAGATTCTCAGACACCGAAGCTTCTGTTTCCAAGAATACTCACAACGCTACGCTGATTCAACAGCAGAGCTAGGTTTTGAAACTAGAGAAGCTCGCCTACAAGACACAAATAACCGTCAGAATAGTATTGAACTGGACTTGTGGAATCGTGAGCATGAGTATGTAGCTGCTACTTGGGAAGAGATGCAGACTGAATTGATTGTAAAGGCAGAAACCATTTATCGTTGGGCACGTAGCCATGGTATTGCTAAGGAACAGGCCAGAGTAGTACTTCCAGAGGGTCTTATGCGCTCAAGGCTTGCTATCAATGGTACAATTCGTTCTTGGATTCACTACTGCGGAGAACGCACAAAACTTGAGACACAAAAAGAACACCGCTTACTTGCTCAAGCGTGTTGGGATAACATTATTGATGTGTTTCCATCACTGTACCATTTAAAAGAGCAAAGTCTTTAGGAGACCTATGTTTAATAAACTAGTTATTGACTCCAGCTCATCTAGGACTGACCTATGTGAGCTGGGTGTTGTTTACCCCACTGATAAATCACCGTATAATTTCTCAAGCGTAAGCGGGCATAGACACCCGTATACAGCTGTATATGATTTGTTGTTTAGTCCACTAAGACATTTGCCTATTAATTTTGGGGAAATTGGTATTGAACAAAATCAGTCAATGAAATGCTGGCGGTCATACTTTCCTCAGGCTAACTTGTGGGGCTGGGAATACTACCCAGAGAAAATAGAGAATGCTTTGATGGACAATTTAACAAAAGTAACATATCTACCTATGGATGTTACATCTGTTGACTCTATTATTTTGAATTTGATAAATTCTGGTGTTACTTTTGATGTAATTATTGATGACTCAACACACAAGTTTGAGGATCAAATCAGAATAGCAAAAGTTATTCATAAGTTTATACGGCCGGGTGGTTACTTTGTCATTGAGGACATTTTCAGAGACTTTCCAGAACAAAAGTACTACGAGGCACTGAAAGAGATTATACCACACTATCAAAGCATTACATTTATTGAGACAGAGCATGTAAATAAAGATTCTACAGGTTGGAATAATGATAAACTTCTTGTGTTTGTTAGAGGTGTTTAATGATACATATTATTACACCTTGTACTAGACCAGAAAACATTAAGTACATGATTAACTCAGTACCCCTTGAGTGTAACTGGGTAGTCTCGTATGACAACTCAGTGATTAACCACAGAGAGACTGCGCCTGAGGGTTATGTAGGCAATCTTACTTTTGTTCATTCCCCATACACAGGCTTTTCCGGTAACCCAACTAGAAACTATGCACTATCTAAAATTAATCTGAGTGACGAAGACTGGGTGTACATTCTTGATGATGATAACATTATTCACCCAGACTGGTATTCTACAGTTCTGGAATATGTACAGTTAGATTTTAACATGCTTGGTTGGGGTCAGCTCTGGAAGAATGGTCAGACTAGATTAAATCCACCAGACCACCCAGATGTTGGAAATATAGACACCGCTTGTTACATGGTTAAAGGGAGTGTTATGAAAAATTTAAAGTTTAAGGATGATTATGTTGCTGATGGTATCTTAGCAAAAGAAGCTTACCAATTTGGAAAGTACCTTAAGATACAAAAATACATTAGCTATTATAATTACTTGAGGGGCTAACATGAGAGTAGGTTATTTTATACCAACATTTAATCAGTTAGATTGGGTACGTACTAACCATCTACCCAGTTTAAATACCGATGGTATTGAGTTTGTCTATGTGCATTCTAATAGACCAGAGAAGTCTCTTAAGTTAGAAGTCCCTATGAATGTACCAGTTTTCTACTCGTACTCAGAAACTAACTTAGGTGTTGCTAAATCTTGGAACTTCTTTTGTGAATTAGCTGTTGACGAAGGCTTAGATGCTGTGATAATAGCCAACGACGACATCATTCTATTTGAAGATACTATATCAACCATGCTAGATAAGCTAAAGGAATTTCCAAGAGACTTTATTGCTTACGGTGGGGACAACTCATTCTCTTTGTTTACTTTACCCTTAAGTGTGTTTAAACTAGTAGGTAAGTTTGATGAGAACTTTCATCCTGCATACTTTGAGGACAATGATTATTTTATGAGAATGAAATTAAACAATGTCCAGATGCAATTCTTGGGCGATCCTAAATACTACCACGAGGGAAGCTCTACAATTAAATCTTTATCAGCTGAGGACTTAGAACTTCACCATAGAGTATTCAGAATAAATCAAGCTTATTACATAGAAAAGTGGGGTGGTCTCCCCGGATATGAGACAGTTACCCAGTTGACATGAAATTCTTTTTGTGCTAGAATAGCTACAGAAAGGAATTAATTATGCAGACATTCTTACCATATGCAGATTTTCGTGAGTCATTACAAGCCCTAGACTACCGTAGACTAGGCAAACAGCGTGTAGAGGCTATGCAGTTAATTAAGGCTATTGAGCAAGTACCTACTCTAGATGGTAAACCTTACAAGGGCTGGGTTAATCACCCAGCAACTAAAATGTGGCGCAGTTATCCTAATGCTCTCAAGCTGTATTGTAATATAGCTATAGAAGAGTGGATTAAGCGCGGCTACAAGAATACTATGTTTATGTACTCAGTACCAGAAACTGTGGAAATGCCTTGGTGGTTAGGTGACAAGTCATTACATATGTCACATCAGTCCAATTTGTATCATAAGTCGCCGTCTGATTATCCTCAATTTGAAATGGAGTTTATACCTTATGTCTGGCCAATTTAGGAAAATGAGTACTAGAACTACCCCTATGTGTGACTATGAGCTTATATATCAAGAAGAACTCACACTCAGTTATTCGTTTGCTATTTGGAAAACTGAATTTAACAACCATGTAATCTATAAGATTACTTTTGAGGGACATGGTCCCCGTGGTTACTCAGAACTCGATATAGTTGCTGTTCCTATTAACTTGGCCAACGAGGACAAGATTATAGAGAACTTGGTAGAGAGGGCTAGGGACATTGTATTTATGCGGCGTTAGGAGAACAAAATGGACAAGCCTGTAAAGTCAGCTTTTGGTACACTATGGGAAGAGATTACTACCCGTAGGTTTGTATTTGGGTATAGATTGATTGCTTGGCGTAACAAACACCATGCTGATACACAGATTATGGTTACCTTTGAGGGTGGTAAGAACTCTGATGATGGGTGGGTTCGTATTGATTGGTATACTGTAGGTAAGCAGACTGATGAAGAGATAAAGAGAATTGCTGAGTCAATGATAGACAGAGCACATCAAATAATCTTTTTTAGCCTAGCAGAGGAGAGAACCAGTGAATGATTACCACGCACAATTAGAATCAGAACACCATAGTATGGTTGTCAGTGTACTTACTTTTGATGATGAGCACTGGGAAGCTGATGTTACTCTTAGGAACAGGAGCTGGAGCCCCACTCCAGCTTTCTGGTTAAAGACTTCATTTAGCTTTAGGTTGATTGAGAATTATAAGGGACACGCAATAAAGACGGCTGTTAGTAAGGCTAAGAAGCACCTGCACCTTGCTATTGGTACTTATAACCCAGATGGGTTTTTAGTGGAGTATACATGATAGAAAAAATCTATATCCCAACTGTTAAGAGAGTTGACAACCAGATAACTTTTAACATGCTACCAGATGAGTTAAAAAAGAAAGTTACCTTGGTTGTTCAGGCTTGGGAAGCTGACCAGTACAAGTACGATTGCAACTATTTAGTGCTTCCAGATACACATGAGTATCACTATACTAATGAGTTTGGGCTGGCTAACACCAGACTCTTAATTTACAAAACAGCAGGACCAATCAAGTATGCAATGCTTGACGATGATTTAGGGTTTGGTAGACGCAACACTAAGTACTTTGATGGGCCAAATAACCTACCTGGATCTCAAAGAGATTTAACTCCAGAGGAAATTTTGGGGCTGTTTGATATGATGGACTCTTGGTTAGATGAACCAGAAGTCAGTCTTGGTGGCTTAGCACACATACAAAACCGTCCGGGTAGTACAATATCAAGATACAATACAACTATAGCAAGTGCATTCTGGTTTAACGGAGCTGACTTTGCACATGAGGACTTAGATACTTGGGGTCTCACAGCCACTTCTACATCTCATGACATTAACATGGTACTTACCTTACTTACTAAAGGTTATGGTAATAAGTGTTCTGAAGAGTTCTACTTTAAGAACCAGAGCATCCGTAAAAAGAACATGGAGTCCGTACTGTGGAATCATCAGGACTACGAGAAGTTAATGCGGACAAAGCAAACTCTTGCAAAGAAGTTTCCCGGCATCTACAACATACTCTATGATGATAATGGTCAACTAATTGAGGGCGGGTTTAGAAACACTGGGAGAGTTCGGGTATATTATAACAAAGCTTACCAACAGAGTAAGAAAAGGATAAAGAATGATTGAGCGAATCTTTATTCCCACAGTCAACAGAATCAATAATCAAGTCACTTACAATAGCTTACCAGAGGAACTCAAGAAAAGAGTTACGTTTGTGGTACAAGCATGGGAAGCTGAGCAGTATAAGTTTGACGCAGATTACTTTGTTCTTCCAGATACCCCTGAGTATCATTTCAAAGACCTGTACTGTATAGCCAGAACTCGTAAGCTTATTTATGAGCTTGGTAAGGGTATGAAGTATCTAATGATAGATGATGACTTCTCTATCATTAGGCGAAATACTAAATACTTTGGCCTACCAAGTAGTATGGAAAAGTCACAAAGACGATGTACAGAACAAGATTTTTTTGACTTGTTTGATATGATGGACTCTTGGTTGGACGAGCCTGATGTTACAATCTGTAGCTTAGGGTCAAGAAAGTTACCACCAGAGAAGAAGATTATCATAAAAAACAAAGGGGCTACTGGGGCTTCTTGGATCAATGGAATTGACTTGGCTAATGAGAACTTTGATGATTGGGACTTACTCTGTGTCAGTTCATCAGAGGACATTAACTTTAGCCTTACTGCATTGTCTAGAGGCTATGGCACTAAACAGAGTTCTGAGTTTGTCAGAGCTAACAATAGTGTTGAGCGTAAAATGACTTCGTTATTCTGGGAAAACCATAATGCAGAGACTGTCTGGAATGATGGTATGATTTTGCAGAAAAAGTTTCCGGGAATCTACACAGTGCTTGTAGATGAAAATGGTAGCAGAATCAGCGGGGGTCACAGAGGATTTGGTAAGAACCAAATTAAATGGACAAAAGCATATAACTCAGCTGTAAAGAAAGGGACTGGCGATGCGAATCTTTAATGTGACTAAGGTACATCCAATCAGTGTTGAGGAAATTCCGGGGAAGTTTATCTTTGATGTACCTATTGGTGGTTCATTCTACTTCACACAAGATGATGAAAATCTATTTTTGTATTTAGAGGGCGACACAGAAGCCCCTATTGAAAAAGTAGAGGCCATCATGGTTCAAGAGGGTGAGGAAATTCCTAAGGGTTATACAGTTGAGTTTTTAGCTCACCTAGGCTATGCCTTGGTTGAGGAAGAAGATGGTAGTACAAGTGATATAGGAGAAGCAGTATGGGCTGTTGTAGCTGTCAAGGACAGAGTTGTAACTGTGGGTCAGGAAACCAAGAAGAACTCTTGGAAAAAGACATTCTAAGTCAGGCTATTGAGTTGGTAGATGGTATGACCAGAGAAGAAATTAGAAAACTTCTCTGGTATGCCAAAGGTGACTGGTGTCTTAAATTGCTAATGCAAGTTGGCGACACCACACTCTATGCAGATGGTTTTGAGAACAGTATAGAACCAGATGGATATGAATTAAGATATAAACACGATTTGGTTTACTCATCTGAGAGTCTTAAGGCTGTTCTAAACTCCGCAAACTTTCCTAAGGACGTGTTGTTTAGTCAGGCAGAGCTAGACATTATAGGCAGAGACGAGTTCTATGTTTACTCTCAGTGGTAATTTGGATTTCGTATTTTAGTTTTTGATTTTTAGATTTTGGGTTTTTGGGATTTTTTTATTTTAGTTTGGAGTTAGTTTTTATATATTATGTCAACCTATAAACCCTTTGATGATAATCACTTATTCCTAGGTTCACCTTACCATTATGCCACCGTAGGCCTTGATACATTCAAGAATCTACATAAGTTGGGTTTTGAGACTGTGGTTGTTCTGGAAGAGTCCTCACGAAGCCCTGTGTTCTACGTGATGCAACTCAGCAACAACTTTACCACAGCTTCCTATGATAAGTTTTACTGTAGGGTCTGGGTGGACTCCAGAGCAGAGACAGCCGGGGCTATTATCACAGAGCCTATTGTATTGTATGAATTAGTACCAGTATATGATTCATCAAGAACTTACTGGGAAAGAACTTACCTCAGTCTTGTTGTAGATAACTACACAGACAAGAAAATCTCGCCGGTGCTTACCTACCATATCCTTAAATACTACCAAGATAAACTAAAGTATGGATATGATAAAGAGAAGTACCCTTGGTTGGAAGCTTGGAGAAATACTCTAGCATATTACATCAATGTAACTATGCCAAGTACAGAGGGTAAAGACACAATGATGTAGTGAGTGAGAATAACAGAGTGCTGAAATTAAGTTTTAGAATTTGGGTTTTGGAATCCAAGATTTGAAATTTAAATTCCGCGCTCTGTTATTTTTTATATCTACAAAAATATATACACAAAAATAAGTAAGAGGTAGACCGTGTCCCCAAAGAGCAATAGAAGTACCCTGTTAGTCTGATCCCTTACTCTATACCAAAGAGAACTGCTCAAGTTAATGTGGAAAGTGTGGAAGAAATGTGGAAGAAAATGAGGTAGTTATGTAACTCTCCATACTCTCTATGTCCACAAATGTGCACAAAAAGTGACCAAAGTTGTGCAAAAGTGGCCAATTAGCTACAAATTAAACTCTCCAAGGGCCTTTATATACAAGTGCCATGGCCCTACCCTTGTGTATCTCTGTATATATCTATATATGTATCTGTATATATACGGAAAAAGACATCGCCCGTAAAACATTAAAGGAAGATGAGAAAACTGCATTTGCTATCTCTCTGTATATATGCTAAAATACACATGTAATAGAAAGGAGGTACATATAGATTGTACTTCATATCACCAGAGGGTCGTCAGTTGGTCGCAGAGTTATTGGCTATTATCTTGTTTATTCCTGTGTTGCGTATTATCATTGGGGTGATTACTATTTTGAGTCTGTTTGATATTTTTGACCGTAAGAAGTAGTTGACATTGGTTTTCGGTTGTGGTATACTTTGTATATAATCTTACTTAAGGAGTCGTTATGTCAGTCAAAGAGAAGATGCGTAAGTTGTGTGGTGCGTATGTCCGTAAGCTTGTGGCTACCGAAGAGGGTGCAGAGTTGTATGTGTGGGGATATGAGAAGTGCCCCGACTACATGTACTGGGAGATTATGATTAACGGTGAGTCAGCATGTGGCCGTTGTGATTTCGATTCTATTGTGACTAACGCCTATAGCATGGACTTGATTAACCACGGTCAGGCTATTCAGTTTGAGAATGCCATTAGCTACTACATGGAGCGGCAAGGGTGGTAGTATAACACAAGTGCCCCTCTCCTTAACCGGAGGGGGGCTTTTGTTTGGCCAAGTCGCAGTAGACATAAGTTTAAGGGGGTCTGAGACCCCCTTATAAAACACAGAGCACACCCGGGGATGGGTATGCTCTCTATTTACTTGCGGCATAGGTACATATTGCCAGCGGTTATCTGTAATTCTAATGCATACTTCTCTAACTGCTCGTTTACATCCCAAAACATCTCGTGGACCACAAAAGCCAAATTGTCAGTAAGATTAGCATCGTTGTCAGGTATGTTGGCCACGGGCTTTGCATACTTTGACAAAAACGCATACTGTTTCCATAACCACGGCTCCCGAGGGAGAGAGTCCCCCACCAGACAAAGGGTGGGGGTCCCTCGGTAGCTAGATACTAGCTCCTTAATCAATGTATTGCCCCATCGTTTGCATGAACTTAATCAACTCGACGTTACCAAACGGATTGGTTGCCAAATTGTAAGTAACTGCGAGCCAGAACTTTGCGGGGTTAGTCACCATGTAACCAGCAAGAATCTCGGGCTGATTACGGTCGTGGTGTACCAACTGTGCCAACTCACCAACTTCTGAAATGTGTGGGGGCTTCTGCGGTGTTGGTCGGCTAAAGTCCATCTCGGTCAGGATGTTGTCGAGTTGGTCACGAATGCTGTCCAAGTCATCCTGAGCACTGCTAACAGTGTCGCTCACACCTGCGATGTCACTAGCCAAACTCTCCAAGTCACGGCTGAGCGATGAAGTGTCCGCATCGTCCAGATTGTCCTTGATTGAGTTCAACTCGTCCATCAAATCCATCAACTTCTCACGCATGTCCTTACTCATTTCCGCTCTCCTTAATTCATTAGTTGGTCAACTACCAACATCTTTATTATATCAGGTATTACAGCAAATAACATTAGAGGAAGATTAGAAAGCTACGGGTAGTTTAAGGGGGTCTCAGACCCCCTTATTATAAAACCGCCCCTACTGATTTCTCGGCAGGGGCAAGTGCTTACCACGATTCTACATATCTTGTATACATGTGTAAATCTGTAAACCATCCTAATACTTCGCCTAATTGTTCTTCTATCTCGTTACTATCCCGGTCCAACTCATAATTATCAGGATTACTCAAATCATCAAACAACTCGCTAGAATAAATTGTACGCCCCTTGTAGACAATTGACCACCAAGTAGCATCGTCATCAAACTCCCAACCGTGGCCCCAAATCTCGGTGTCCTTATACCGAGCCAGCGGTTTTTCAGTGAATGAACCACGAACCAATCGGGCCAAATCCTTACGACGTTCCTTTGATGAAAAATTGACATAATCAATTATCGTCTGTGGGTGCATCTACTTCGCCTTTCTTAACTAGAATGATGTCGCCATCAAATACTTCCACGGTAAAATTATAATCGCACAATTCCTCGGCCTCGCCTACTAACTCAAAATACTTTTGATGTGCCGCCTTCATAAACCAATCGGACTCTCGCATAATAGTCAATATACAAGCATCGGGTAAAACTTGCATAAGAGCAACCCACGCCATACTATACCAATCGGTTTCCATAATGAGTGGGTCTTGATCCTCTCCCTCGTACCCTATGTAGCGCAAGACTACATAGGGATTGTCGAGGTACCAACCATCACAAACACCATCGTTAAGCTTATCAATAGCCTCGGCTAACATGTCACTTTACCTCCACATTCACAATTATACTGTGAACCGTCCCATTTGTCAAGGAAGTTAAAAGTAGCCGTATCAGTCTCCCAGCGGTAACCATCCCAGTACCAGCGGTTATCGCAAGTATCGCACCATACATCACCGCTATTGATGTCGACCCACAAATCTTCAATAGAGTTAGAGAAGAAGAACGGTTTGCTATAACCACCACGGATATCAGCCCCGTTGTGCGACATGATAGCGAGACAAGTCTCACCGCCAGCAAGTTCCAATTCATAGTACTGAAAACCACCACGAAGCACCGTCTCTTCGTTATAAGTGTTTCCCATAGCCGTCACCAAAATGTCATACCGCTTACAAAACTTTTCCAACACTTCAAAGTAATTGAAAGTCGGCAGTTGGAAGTCAAAAGCATCGAAGATACGTTGCATTCGGTCATCAAATCGCAAGTGTTCTACCAAAAATGGATACAGGTTACGGTGGTAGCCGTCCTCGTCAAGATAAGCCTCGGGCTCGGCATCTAAATCAGCGTCCCTACGCATTTGCCACCAACGACCACCAAAACCACCCGAGTCCAAGAAGTGCGAGCCTGTGTTCCATTTGAGCATCGTGGCCACCGCAGAGCGAGTGTCCGTTGGTGCCGTGAAGTCAATAGGGATGTAGTCGTCTTGCATGATGTCGTAACCAAGCGTACCTTCTGAATTAGGAACCGCAACACCCACACATTTGTCGTTAACCATCAGGCTAAAGCGACCATCCCCGTTTGGGATTAACCGAACTTCTGTAATCATTACTAACTCCTACTAAAACTTAACCCACAAGTAGTATAACACATACAAACAGAAATAACATTAGAGAATGATTAGAAAGCGGCTGTAGTTTTAGGGGGTCTTAGACCCCCTTATTTGTTTTTCAATTCTAATATTCCTCTAATCTTTTTTGGTATTTTGTATGTTATACTTTATATGTAGTTAAATTATAGGAGGTGTGTTATGGAGATGCCTGTTCTAATTTCAATTTCTGATTTTAAGAAGTTTAATTTCAGAAACAACAAGCAAGTTTTGGATTTGATTATCAGCCCCTACGACATGGATGAGTACTCACCTGAGCGAGCTAACTGGCTTTGGTTGTGCGGTCACATTCAGAGTACCTATGACATGGTATACAATCACACGGGGCTATACACTACTACTAGCGATGGTTTAGAGTATTGGGTTCTCCGTATTGACCCTGATAGAATTACTGTACACGGTCACCTACTCATTAAGGAATTAAAACGACGGCTTAACACTCGTGAGGGTTATACTGAAAATTGGTTAGATATGGATAGTGTAGGACGTATACAGAGTGAGTATGCTAAACATTTATGGGATAACCTGTATGCGGAAAGTATGCGCTATCAACTTCTGAAAATGATTTTAGGTTTTAACTACTATTCAGTAATTGACCTACATACACTAGATTATGATACATTAGTACATCTATCACTACTAAACGAGGAGGTTTTAGACGGTATTTCTACTCATTGTAAGAGTGTGCTCGCCTATCTAGACGAGAAGTGGTTCCAAGAATATATCTATAGCAAAGCGAGGAAAGAGTGAATGTTCGAGTATGATATTTGGATTATCGGGCCCGATTATAAAAAGTATTGGTATAGCCGCTGTAGTTCTTCATACTACGCTGACAAACGAGCAGAGTTATTCAAGAAAGAAACACCGGCAGAGTTATATACATACATACTGATTACATTCAGGCCCGTAGAGTATAGCACATGGGATGTGGGCAAAGAGTATAATCCGCATGTGTTTAAGAAAGTCGGTACAATCTATGTAGCCGAAGAGGAATAACCGAATTGTCCCCTTACTTAAAGTGTAGGGGGACTTTTCTATTTTTAATTTTAGATCCTGATGTTCTGATTTTTAATTTTAGTTTTTTAATTTTTGGATTTTGGATTTCTGCAATTTTTTATTATTAAGTGCTAGGTTTTTATTACTACATTGTATAGTAGTAATCTAGGTTAATTTGCCTGTAGCAAAAGGGGGTCTCAGACCCCCTTAAAATATTTACGGCAGTAGGCCTACGATTAACCGTACGCCACCGCACTACTTTTTAGTGATATTCCATACCTATTACTCGTAAACTAAACTTTGGTAGATTATCCACCGAGCACAGCATACATTTTGAACACTTGATACGGCCATCCGTTATCTGATTAGGGCAATCGGCTATCTTAAGCTTCGACAAATCCATTTTAGGCGACTTCGTAATCATAGTCATCCATCCCGTAGCTTGCGCCTGTAATACTTCGTCTACTGTGTCACACGATGCAATAAAGTATTTTTTGAGCGGTTGTAATTCGGGCAACATCCAACCGTGTGTATATCCGATTGACTTGACCCCTGCTTCGGACAATTTACCACACGCCCACACTATTGCATCAATATACTCCACACTAGGGATGTTATTATCAAATACATCACCCGAGACGTTCCAACGAATAGCGGTTATACGCTTTGCTTTTGTACCGCCTTTTATCCGCTTTGTTGAATTACGCAATTCTAAAAACTTGACCACGTCTACCCGAACTTTTAACGCATCTACTGTCGATAAATGTTTTTGGTGATATCGGGTATTGCCCTTAAGAGTATAGCAGGTCGTAACACGACCAAAGGCGGTACGCTTCTCTTTTGCATACTCGTTAGGTGTCGGGTGATACATACATGATGACGGACAAGTTGACCCCGTTTTACTATAGGTCGCAATAACACTACCGTCTTCCGAAAGTTTAACATTTTGAGAACCGATAACAAACCGCATAGGTAGCTCCTCACGGGCTAGAATTAACTTACATGTTCATTGTATCATAATTGCACACAGCCCATATTAAAAAGTGATAAGAGTAAAATGAGAGTAAGATTAAAACAAAAAGTTGAAAACGGCATTGTAGCAAAAGGGGGTCTCAGACCCCCTTAAAACAAACAACCCCTCGGAGACTAATCTCCTCGGGGCTACTTACTACAAATCCACGTCAGTAAAAAATACCATATCTTTCGTAATGCTCTTACTGTGTGCCCACTTACCAAAAGATTGGTCGGTGTCTAACCATACACCGATAGCCTCCATCAACACATCGACCGGTACTGACTTCGCATACCACTTATCAGAGGAGCGAAACTTAAGAAAAATAACACTACGGGACAAGTCATACGCAAAACCGTTTACCATTGTAGAACGGTCGCCACCGCTAATCATTACACTAATCATCGCATACTCGCTTTCTACTTACCGATCTGTGTGTTCCAATACTGCCGATACCCGTCTAACCATGTAATCAGATAGGTCGCCAACATAACTCGGATTATTGCCCCGTCACGGTGGGAGTGTCCTACCGTCATCAGGTCAAGAACCGACTTGAACGGATTGATGATACGCCGATTAATCGTCTGCTCCATCTCCTGCACCTGTTTCATAACCGCTCCCTTTCGTTGCTTAATTACTCTTACCTAACCATTTATAGTATAGCATAGATACATAGCATATAACATTAAAAATTGATGAGAAAACTTTGATAGTTTAAGGGGGTCTCAGACCCCCTTATTCATGATGTGTAGAACAGGGGCTTGCGCCCCCATCCTACTTAACCGTTTAGATGTTACCGAAGCCCAATCCACGCTCTCGCAAACTAATCCATCCGTCACTACCGATTACAAGATGGTCGAGCACATCGATATCCAACAATTTACCTGCGGCCGCAATATCCCGTGTGACTTGAATATCATCGGCAGACGGTGTCGGGTCCCCTGATGGATGATTATGAGCGATGATGATAGCACAGGCGTTCACACGGATAGCCTCGCTAAATACCTCGCCCACACGAAGAAGCGATGAATTAAGCGACCCCTTGTAAAGCTCGACTACGCTAATAATCCGATTCTTCGTATTGAGACACAACACTACAAAATACTCCTGTGACTTATCCTGATATGTCGCCTTAAGAAAAGCAGCGGCGTCCGATGGTGCACGGATGACTTCGGGTAATGCGAACGTTGCACGCTTTGACAATTCGAAGGCGGCACGCAACCGCTGGATCTGTGGAGTCGTAAACCATTGTGCCAACTCGGCATCCGTAGCCTCGACCAAATACGACAGCGGTTTCGTAATCTTACTCGGCTCGACCCCTGTCACTTTCGCAACCAACTCGACATCCGTGGCAAAAGTAGTCGCCAACTCACGGATTACCGTCTCACGCTTCACCTGTTGCTTACGCATCTTCGTCTCCTCGTTCTTACAATTCCTGCGGTTAGTCATATCTAACCATCTTTATATTAACATATATTCGACACATATTACATTAAAATTAGATGAGAAAATCAGTGTAGTATAAGGGGGTCTCAGACCCCCTTATTTTAATCAGGCCCGTTGGAATTAATCCTCGGGGCCATCCTCTAATCTAGCGTGTCAATACCATAGTCATATCGCACTACTTCCAACAATTCACCGTAGACATTGTCAATAATCCAAAATTCGAATGTTTGGGATTTCATACGGTGCTTACGAAGATACTTAATAGCGAAGTTAGCACAGGCCGAGCTAGCATTATCTTCTGTAGTACTTATGTAATCATAAGAATTGACTTCGACAAAGTCATGGATATCATCGCTCCAAATAGCCGGTTTAATTGTTACTCGCATCCTTAATCTCCTCAATAGTGTTAATCAATTCAACTAACGACAACAAACTTTCGCGCAACTCGATAGACTTTTTTGCATCGTCTAAGCGACCCTCGTCAAGTAGTGCCTGTAACGAATCGCAATAATAGTCAATGCGCCATTTTGTCCCCTGATGGTCAACAAACAATTCGAACAATCGACTCATAATCGCTCCTTTAACTAACTTACATTTATATTCTACACTAGCATATACCAAAAGTCAATACTAAAATTAAATTACTAATCTAATTTTAATCTTCAGTTTTAGGGGGTCTCAGACCCCCTTATTTTGTAGGTAGACAGGGACCGCCCTCTTTATGAGAGCGGCCCTAATCCTAGACTAATCTACCACCACGAGGAGTAAAATACATGATGTCCGTTTTTGATATGCTCTCGAGCTTTTTCAATAAACTCGAAGTCGCCAACTTTATCCTCGTCTGTGTACGGGAATTGTGTACCAAAGAAAAATCCCTCGGTTGGCGTTAGTCGGTCCTCGCTAATATCATCGAACAAGTCATCCAAATCCGTCTCCAAAAGCTCCACATAGATGCAATTAAACTCGTTTGGCTCGTCGATACCCGTCTTTTTTGCGTAGCAGCGTTGCATCCAACCGTGTAACGAGTGATGTTTCCGCCAGTACCAAAAGTTCGTTTCCACGATGTGCGGTTGCAGGTCATCCCAAACATAGTCGCCACTCGCAATCAAGTCTGCGCCCTCGGTGGTGAGCACATGTGCATACATGTCAAGTCCCATTGTGTCGCTCCTTATTAAGTGCTACATAGTCAACTATTGACTACATTTATATATTAACAGATAAACATTAAAACGAGATGAGAAAATACGGCAATTTTTAGGGGGTCTCAGACCCCCTTATCAAAAACATGTGGGGACGACACAAGTCATCCGCCACATTTATGTTAATCTAGGTTCGCTATCTCCTCGTGAGCATCGCACAAGTCCTCGTTAGACAGGTAGCCGTCACACTTGTACGTATACACACATCCGCAGGTAAAGTTGACAAAAGCACGACCACCGACCATACGGTTCTCCATCATGTAATGTAATGCACGGATACCTTCGGCAGTATCGTAGTCGTAGTGCAGGTCGCGAAAGTTACCGAATTGCTGAATCGTTACCGTGGCCCCCGTCTTAAGTCCGACCCAATCCATCACGTATTTCATACTAGCCTCCATATAATTATCTAACCCTTTATAGTATACAGTAACAACATTAAAACAAGATGAGAAAATAGCAGATAGTTTTAGGGGGTCATAGACCCCCTTAAGATTACGGTGGGGTCTGGCAATAGCCTCGCCCCACACTATCACTACTTATTCATTATCCTCGTCCGTCTTCTCTCGTGTATATTCATACTTGAATGAATAGTACACGTTAGTGTTCAACTTGACAGGATAGCCACCGAGCTCGATAGTACACGCCGCAATCATCACTTCGCAGAAATCCCAACCGTGCTTTTCGCACGCTTCTTGCGCTTTTACTTCGCTCATAGAATAGACAAATCCTGTGCTGTAATGGTCCGTAGTCTCGTATACTTCGTTCCAGCGACCCGTGTCATCTTTGATGGCGACTACCGCATACTGTATCATATCCGCCTCCATTAAGTGATAAAATATTTATCACACTTACAATATAACAGAATAATATTAGAACAAGATGAGAGTAATTTAAGGGGGTCTCAGACCCCCTTATTGTACAGATAGAGCAACGGACCCGTAGGCCCGTGCTCCCGTTAGTCTAGGCGTTGTCCCATGCGCTGATGTCTAGCTCGTCTATGTGTAGGATTGAAAACGGGCTAGTCCCGTAAAAACCTATATCATGCGAAATACCGTTTTTAATTTTGTATGTGGCGATAGAATATAGCCCGCCCTTGTGATAGTATGCGAAGTAGAACTTACTGACGTTCGCATTCTTAAGAGTATCAACAAGTCTCCATGCGCTATTCACCATGTCCGTAATGTTGACATAGTTCGCAAGTTGGATTTTAATCGGGGTCCCGTCTAGCATGTACAATACCTCGGCATGATATCCCTGAACCGAATTCTCGTTGCTCATAACCGCCTCCATATAATCAAGTACTCTTATCTAACCATCTATAGTATATACCATCAACATTAGAACGAGATGAGAAATTGTGAGAGAATAATAAGGGGGTCTGAGACCCCCTTATACTCTGCATAGAGGACGGTGGGCCGATTGACCCACCATCCAACTATCGACTACCACGGAACGTCACCGTCTCCGTAAAGCAGGGCGTTCTCGAACTGCTCGATGTAGTCCACCTCGGGCAAGTTGCTCTCGACCTCGTCCCATCCACGCATCATGTCGGCCACATCGTCCTCGCTAGGCTCGACCTCCACATACTCCTGCAACTCGTCTTCGGTGAAACTAGCCTCGTCCAGCAAAATGCGAGCGATTTTCATACGGTTCCTCCATTCGGTAGTGTATAGTCAACTTGACTACACTATTATTATATAACGCCAACATTAAGAGAAGATGAGAAATTGGATTTTGTATTTTAGGGGGTCTGAGACCCCCTTATTCTAGGATCTGTAAAAAAATATGATGGTAGCACGGTCCCTGACCATGCTACCGAGTATGTTGTGTTGTGTGTTGTCTACTCCTCGTTCATGACCGCCTTACGGAACTTACGCTCATCACGGATAAAGTTGCCGTATTTGAGCACGAGCCCGATAAAGATACTCGGCTTCGGTTCATCAAATGTAGTGTATATTGTGTCAAGTTCGGTTATGCTGATAATCTTTGAACTTTCAACAGTACACTCCAACTCGGCTATTTGTTTCGCAGTAAATGGCGTTTTCTTATAGACGAGTACGCTAGTGCGGGATGGGATCACCTCGGGACCCTCGTAGAAATAGTCACCCTCGGGATTTACACTCGACAGGCCGTTCTTAAATGCCGTTTCCGTTTGGGTCAATTCCGCCACATAGTATGCAATCCGCTTTTTCATATCCGCCTCCGTATACTGTTATCTAATCCTATACTAGTATACCACGCATAACACTACCGTGCCAAAAAACAGATTAAGAAATGATGAGAATCGTTTTTTGGATTTTAGGGGGTCATAGACCCCCTTATAAAAGATTGACACGAAACCACCCGAAGGTGGTCCGTGTGCTTGATTAATCTAGGATGAGAGCGACCACGATGGCTACTGCCGCAAACACGAGGACTACCATACACGCACCTCGGGATTACCTGACCACGTTACCCGCTTGACCTCGAAGAGGATCTCCAACACAGGCCCGACATGCGGGACCTCGAGAAACGCTGACCCTGTCGCAGTCTCGCCCAGCATCATACCCGAGTACTCGGTGGTCGAGGTCACCGTCTTGATGATCCCATCTTTGACCTGACCCAACCGATCGACCGGTACCATCATCTCGCTCCCCTTGAATACGACGTTTAGCTCGAGTGACATATCCGCCTCCGTTTCATATAGTCAACTATTGACTACACTATTATTGTACCGCATCAACATTAAGAGAAGATGAGAAAAACATATTTTATTTTAGGGGGTCTTAGACCCCCTTTTGACCCCCGAATTTTAGATTTTAGAATGTGGAGGTGGTTGCCCACCCCCACGGGATCTGTTACTACTCGGCTATCAATTCTACATAGCTCGGCTCGCCATCAGGCTGACGGGTGATAGTGAACGGAATGCGACACAGGGTCCCGTCCTCGAGCGTATACATGTGGATGTTGCCCTGAATAACCGAACCCACGGGCAACTCCTCGTACATAGCCGACTTCCGGATAGCCAGAGCGGCCTGAAGGGTCGTGTCACCGAGCCGCTGGATCTTGAAAGCGGTCGTCATCGAGTAGTCGCTGGTCTCGGACACGGCACAACGGGCGGACACGTCTACGGTAAACTCGGTCATATCATCCTCCGAAATCTATAGTCAACTATTGACTACATAGGTATAATACCAAAAGTAGATTAAAATTAGATGAGAAAAATTAAGCTAAAATACGGGGGTCTTGATTAGGGGGTCATAGACCCCCTTATAAATAAAGTGCTAGGCTGGATTAGCCTATTTTAGACTTAAAATAAGGGGGTCAAATCTTAAATTTGAAAAGGGGGTCTGAGACCCCCTTAAATAAGATTTTGGAGAAGCGGGCTTTCGCCCGCCCCTCCTTGATCCTACCGTCGCTTGCGCTTCCGAGCATCGAGGGTCGCTACAATCTTTTCGTGCCCCTCCCACTTCGCTTGGTCGCTAATGTCCCAAAGTCCACGGTCGAGTGTTGATGTCGACCAAATGACTTTGCGGTACGTTTGCCCGTCGTGGAGGGCGATTGCGGCACTCGAGTACCCGTAGCGAGCACGGAACGTGTTGATGATTGACATCGCCTCGTCAATGTCGAGGACCCAAAACGCAGATCCTGTGCGGGCAGGTGGCTGGTTGAGCGGCGTGACATCGTTGATGAGCACGACCAAAGCGGGTAGAATTCGACTTTTCATAACATCCCTCGGGTGGTCGGGTGGAGCTATAGCCGACCGGTATTTATCTCCACGAGAGAATTGTACCAAAATAGTATGAGAATTGGATTAGAGAATGCGACGAGGGGTCAATAGGGGGTCTTAGACCCCCTTATTTTAATTTTTGACCCCCGAATTTTAGATTTTAAAATGTGGAGGGTGACTTCTCACCCCCCACTCGGTGATCCTGACTACTCTTCGGTGAAAATCGCCTCTCGCAGAAAATGGTGAATATTGAACCGAAGCATTTCGTCTGCGGTGTTCGAGATGTAGACGTGGGTCGTGTCCCCGGCCTTGACTGCGAACACATACTCGAACAGGCCGGTCTCGTTGACCTGCGACCGCAGGTTTTCGGCGTGCAACAGGATCTCCCACGACAGGCTGTACGGGCTGTTACCGTCACCCTCGACGCTGAACAGGTCGGCCACGGTGCGCCCCTGAATCGAGGCGGTGTGGAGCTCGGTGGCGGTGATTGCGATTGCGATGCGGTTCATGCGGTCCTCCGGTATGCGGGCCGTAGGCGTGGCCCCGAATTAATCCTACGAGAGTATTTTAACACAAAATACAAGTGCTATGCTACAAAATTGGATTAGAATTGGATTAGAAAATTATGAGCGACGAGGGGTCTTGAAAAGGGGGTCTTAGACCCCCTTAAATTTTTGACCCCCGAATTTTAACACAAAATAGGGGGTGGTATTTCTACCACCCCCACCCTGATCCTAGATTATGACTTGATGATGACCTCCTCAAAGAACTCGCGGACTTCTGACATAAACATTACACTTGTAATGAATTGTTCTGAAATTGTAATTTTGGAGTTCAGGTTTACCATAACAGTAACATAGCAGGTGGGATCCTGTGCATCTACTGACCCCTGATACACCTCAGTAGCACGCACCCACTCCACCACTTCCGAAGCATACTGCCACGCCTCATAGTCATAGGGCATGGGCAACGCCATCATCTGACAATCCAACATACCACGCACGTTGCTCACAGTCACAGCCACAGTCACTTTTTGAGTTGACATAAGTCAATTCCTCCCAGGTGGGCCGTAGGCTAGCCCCGAGTAAGATCCTACTGTGTTCATTATCCCAATCCTACATTAGAATTGGATTAATCTAACATTAGAATTGGATGAGTAACTGCGAGTCGCGTGCGACGAGGGGTCTGAATTCGGGGGTCATAGACCCCCATAAATAAAGTGCCAGAACGGATTATCCAGATTTGTAAAAATGAAATAAGGGGGTCAGAGGACAATAAGTCAAAGGGGGTCTATGACCCCCTTATTTAGACCCCCTTATGACCCCCGTATTTTTTTTTCTGATCCTGTTTTTGACTTTTGTTTTTTGACTTTTGGTTTTTGGTTTTTGACTTTTGGATTTTGGGGGACTTGTTTTTTGCAAGTCCCCCCTTTTGGGTCAACTAGCTAGCTTTGTGAAATAACTCCTCCATATAGTCATTGATGTATGCACGCAGGATCTTACCATTATCTACCTGACCATCAAGGGTCATACCATTAAGATATGAGACAAAGTGAAAAGTTACCTGACCCTTGATGTCGAAGGCGTCTACCATGTCGAGGCAGTCCAAAAACAGCTCGACTGCCAAATCGTGCTCATTGACATAAGCAGACTCTTTGAGGATCATCTTTGACTGACTGACTTGTCCACTTGTTGCCACAATGGCTACTGCTACTACTTGCATCTGACTGCTCCTTGAAAATAGGTCAGGTAGGGGCTGACCCCGAGTTTTATCCTACTGACCCCATTATAGCCCAAAATAGATTAAAATACATTAAAATTAGATGAGAAGATTATGAGAAACCGAGCTGCGACGAGGGGTCTTGAAAAGGGGGTCTGAGACCCCCTTAAAATAAATAAAAATTGACCCCGAGTTGCCTCGGGATCAATCTTACAGGTGGATTACAGAATGTTGACCAAAATACTCACCATTATTGCCCACAGGACCCCTGCCAAAATGATAAAGCTCAGGATCTTTTGGCGCAGACCATACTCCTCGGCAATCCACGTCACAAGCAACCCACTCAACATAAGGAACAGGGTGGCGAACAGGGCAAACAATTCAATAGGGGTCATGGTAGCCTCCTCATATTGTCAATAGTCAACTTACTATTGATAATACTATTATATCAATAGTGCCGAGTTTTTGCAAGCTTTTCAACCTGATATTTACATGATATTTTGATTACAGGATTATTACAACCGAAAATGCGATGCAAGTCGCACGCGACGAGGGGTCTAGATTAGGGGGTCTTTGACCCCCTTATTTCTGGGAGTGGTTTTAGCCCTTATTATACAAGTGCTATGCTAGAATAATCAAGAATAAAGGGGGTCATAAGGGGGTCAAGAATTGAAAATTATAAGGGGGTCAAAGACCCCCTTATTTTAGGATTTGTCAATTTTACATTATGTCAATTTATAAATTATGATTAGGGGTCAAGGGGTCAAGGGGTCAAGGGGTCAAGGGGTCAAGGGGTCAAGGGGTCAAGGGGTCAAGGGGTCAAGGGGTCAAGGGGTCAAGGGGTCAAGG